TGATTACAAGAGGGTTTTGCCCCCCCCCCCCCGTTAATAATTGTTAACGCTTTATTCATCATTCTTTTACTCCTTTCTTTAAGATAATGGAACAATCACTTTGTCGGGATAACCTACTTTGAAGTCGTAGGCATCCACATCCTCAATGGTCGTTAACGCTTCAATCGCTGCTTTATGCCTTGTTGTTGCATTGGCGGCTCTGTCAGCGTAACGATGGATTTGTGCCAATACTACCTTTGCCACAGCGACAGGCAATTCAACAAATTGTCCTAACAGTTCTATCTCAAGGCTTTCATCACCCACAAGTTCGGCAGAGGTAACGGAGGTCATATGTAACGCCCTTTGGTCTGCTGTTATCCATGTAGGGTACTTGTTTTCTCCCATCTGCACAAGAAAACTGTTCACCTCTTCCGATGTGTCATAAACCGCTAACGCATTTAGCTTATCCGATATAGCATCCCCTAATGTCCTTTCGGGCGCAGGAGTTAAAGCGCAGTTAATTACTTCCTCTATTGTAGCATTAGGGTTCTCAGCATAGAAGTCGCTTTGCTTCTTTGACAGTTTAAGCCAGTTACGGCCGTTGAGCTTCTCAAAAGATTTTACCTCTTCAAAACCTTCAACCTTGGACAAGTCTTGCTCAAAATCTGCTATTATTAGTTTGTTTGTATAATACATGATGATTATATTTTAGTTATTATTCCCTCTCTATACGCATAATATCGAATAAGCACAGTACCATCTCCACCCTTCGTTAATCTGAATGTTTCATGTGTTGGGTCTCCAGCAGAAGCCCCGCCGCCATAACCTCCTGCGCCCTTGGTGGCAGTTCGCCATAAGCGCCCCTGGGTATCTCTAAAATTTACAGCAGCATATTCTCCACTCCCTGCAGAGTAATCGCTTATACCTGCTTCTGGTGTAGACATCTGTGAGTGGGCTGTACCACCTCCTGCATTTCGCAAACCTGTAGGCTCGCCAAAATCACGAGTCGTGTGACCCTGAGATGCGCCCTGGACAGAATGACCTGTTCGACCATCACTCAATCCGCCTGCATATAGACCAAAATTAGAATCGGGAGTGGCAAACCACGAACCACCACCAGAACCACCAGCACCGCCTGGGCGATAAGCCTTTGAGGCCTTGCCACCCCCTGCTGATAAACTTCCGAAGGTGCTACTCTCACCATCCGCATTCGGCTGACCTGCACCAACTTTGGCAGTTATTGTTTGACCAGGTGTTACAGCAAGAGCATTGCCATCGCGACCTTCGGTTGCTGTACCCATCCAAGTACCACTTGCAGGCTTTACATACCCACGTCCTCTATACGTCATAGTATAACCGCCACCACCACCGCCATCCCATCCCCAAGCGGGGTTAGTAGTGCCGCCAGCACCACCACCAGCACCAACAAGAAATACGTCTATTTCCTCGCATCCTGATGGCACAATAAACCGATAGTTGCCTGCAGAGGGGAATCGCTGAGTAAATAGCTGCTTCTTTCCTTTACAATATTGCCTACGTCTTGCCGATTTCTCCATTGCTCAATAATGATTAAGGTTCAATAACACGTAAAGAATACTCGCTTGTCGATACGCACAGAACACTGATTTCTGCTTCTTTGCCATTTGGAATAGCGATGGAAGAAACATCATTTGTCACATAAACACCTGTAGTTGGAATGGCGACAGTACGTTGTGCGCCACTTGCTTTTACACGAGTGGTATATATTCGACCGGGTACTAATGTGCCTGATAGCGAAAACGTCTGATTTGACGAAATTGTAGCAAATGTCATCGCAACCGTTACTGGAATAGAGGATATTGACGTTCTCGTTTGAGTGCCACGATAGAACTCTAAATCTGCCTTATCTTCATTCGTAAAATCATTTGCAGATAAGCCTTTGCCCGCTGCTTTGTCGACTTTTTCCGAAAGCGCATTAATCATTGTTGTTGCGAAATTTGGGTCGTTATTCAAAGCAGCGGCAAGTTCTTTTAACGTATCGAGTGATTCGGGCGAGCTATCCACGAGTGCTGCAATCAACGCTTTTACTTGTGCTTCGCTTTGGAAGCCTGCATTCTGCAATGCCTGTACTGCTGTTCTGATGTCATTATGCGCTGTGCCTGATGTATTGTGGCTGGTTATTTTTTGGTCGACTTTCCCTAAGATTATATCTGAGGCTGATGCCACGTTGGAAATACCTGCTATTTTTGCTTGTATCATGTTATCTTTAATTTAAATATTTCAAACTATCAACTAAGTAATTTTGATGTACCTCTTCGTCGGATAAACTCCGAGAATATCTCATAAAGTTGCATATCTCTCCATTTAAGAATCTAACACTATCTGAACGCCCTCCTAAAAAAGCGGTCGCCACAGATGTGGGTAATTGGGTTACATTGGATATGCTACCCACAAGTGTGCCATTCTCAAAGAACTCGACAGGGCTGCCTATCACACTGCTAAATCGAAAAGCGACATGAACATACTCGTTAGTTGGCATTATCTTTCTAGGAACGAAGAAGGTGTCTTTGCCTTGTCCATAAAATGCATAAGCATAAGCATTGTTGCTATTGAGGTAAAAAGACGGATATGGAATCTCTGCATTCAATCTTGGATGTGCACCTAATGAATCATATCTTTTAAACACAGACATTATAGTATATGCAGGTGTTATAGTTCCAGCAAACATAACCCTTGCATTGCCATTGAACTGTAATGACTTTTCCGTCCAAACGGCATTCTGTAAAACGCCATCATTGTTGCCTGCTAAATCCTTCCATATAGTTGCGTCAGGGTCATATCCAGAGCCGGTATTGTTCAATGCGTCGTAGTGTAAAGCCAACCCTTCAGAAATATATTGAATTGGGGCTAAAGAAAGAGGGACGGTAAAATCAATAAGACCTTGTATCATAACTATTAGTTTATAACTGTTACTATGAAATTCAAAAGTGGAGGAAGCTCTTTCGAGTGCAGGGTAAATTCTCCTGGTTCTGCTTCTGCAAAATCAAAGAATCCACAAGCCTCCATTGCGCTCCTGTCTACAAATGATTTTGGGGAAAAGATTATCACAGAATCATCAACAAAACGAGTATCAAGCACTTTGCAAGAATAAACACTCAAAGCAGAATCTTCTTCCCACAAGGATTGATTTACCACAATCTCAAAGACATCTAAATTTGTTTCGCCAGTATCCCCTTTTTCCCCCTGAACACCTTGTTCTCCCTTCTCTCCTTGAATCCCTAGGACTCCTTGTTCGCCTTTCTCACCCTTTAATGAAGCCAGCCATTCCGATTCTGTACCTACAAATCCGCTATCGACTGCCACTTCGTATGCCGATTTCCCTGTGACATTTGCAATTTCTTCAGGGGTCATTGTAGAGTAGTCAAGGCCGTCGCCTTTCTCTCCTTGAACACCCTGCTCTCCTTGTATGCCCTGGATTCCTTGCTCGCCTCTAAGCGACTCCAAGAAAGCCGATTCATCCCCTACATTCCCTTCATCAAGCCAAGTTTGATATGCAGACTTACCATCGCTACCAACAACCCTTCCTAAGTTGATTTCTCTCTCTGCCATAATATCATATATTTATTTTCATTATTAAATCTTTACCATTTACCTCAAAATCAAGCTCTGTTAGTTGCTCCGGCTTAGTCATTATTAAATCACCGTCGGCGTCTACGTGAAAAGTAGGGAGTAACACATCTCCATTAGCACGCTCGCCTGTGTTGTAGAACTTGCCTGCTTCCTCGTCATATCGCCACCAAAAGCCGTCTACTATCTTATCTCGGTTGTCGGATAAATTGTTGAGTCTGTTGGTCGCTTCCTCTGCATCAACAAGTGCTTGTATTGTGGCTTTCTCACGCGCTTCTTCCTGTGTAAGTCGTGTATCCTCGTTCGATGCACGTGTATTTTCCGCACTATTACGTAGCTGCTCGTCAACAAGGCGTGTATCTTCGTTGCTTATACGGGTATCCTCATTCGCCTGTCTTGTGCTTTCCTTTGATTCCCGAGTAGTTTCATTGCTCTTTCGGGTATCTTCGTTAGCCTTACGAATATTTTCAGCATTTGAACGTTCAGCTTCGGCTTCTGCGAACTCTTGCATTTTTTCGTTTGCATCATTCACAACCGTTGCAGCTGGCTCTTGCAATAAAAGAATCCAATCGTCATAAGTCTTACCAGGGTTAAGCATCTGCCACTCCTTAAAAGCTGTATTGCCTTTGAGTTGTGACATTGTTGCCCGACCATTATCACCTGTTGCCCTATTCACACCGAAAACCTCAAATTGGTTAAATTGAGATTCTGGTACAATTGGCATATCTGATACTCTCTTCTTATTGGTTGCCATAGTGTGCTACATCTATAAATGTTATGCCATCTTCCGAAACGACTAAGTCCCAAATCTCTGTTGCTAAGAGTATATCTATTTCAGATGGTCTGTAATTGGTAAATACAAGGGTTAGGTCAAACTCCAAAAGTGTATACAGGGTGGTCTTGGTAAACACAAAATTAGATGCACTTTTGTAGTAGAACTTTAAGTCTTCAGTAAGATAGTCCGTAGTTAATATTCTTTCATTTGACTGTATCAAATCATAAAAGAATGCCCTGTGATTATTCAAAAGACGCTCAGTTGTATCGCAGTAAAAAGACAGCTTAAATACAACATCCTTCCCCTTAAATTGAGCAAGCTCGGAGTCATATATAGCACCATCCATAACCTTGTTGGTTATCTTTAGCGACTCTCTCATATCTGGTGCTCTGTATATGGAATCTTTTGCACCCAAAACAATAAGCCCATAATCGCTAAAACTTATGCCATCCATGAAGTACTTATTAGGCAAAGGTGGAACGGGTTGTCCATAGCCTAAATGTGGCAGTCTATTAGAAAATAACGTTCTTGGCATATCATCAGCAAACCGAACAAAAGACCTCGCTCCATCTACTAATGATGTAATGCTACCCTGACTAATATATCTAAGCCGCCACGATTCGCTCAAAACAGAACTTCTTATATTTCTATATCCCGTTTTAGATAGGTCTGCCAGAAGTGCGCCCATGTGTTCTAACGAATTGGCTGTAAAAGGCAGGTCTATTTCTCGGCTTTGCAACTTGGGATTATCCAAGTCAACTTCAAGACCATCATGCTCCGCCCATTCTTGTGTTTCCGGTTCGACTAAAGACGGATAGGCGAGGAGGGCAGCGACACCGCCACGCTCCATAACCGCCTCGTATTTTGATATGTCGATACCGTCTATTTTCATTGTTAAGGTTTTGTCTTTTCCGTCTTATATGAAAAAGATATTATTCAGACTTTCCAATGTTGTCATCAATAGCTTCTCCTATATACGTCTTCCATTTGTTTGTATATTCTTCAGAAGTGAAGGGCGTATCTAAAATCTTATCGTAAGTTTCGATTGTATCACTTGAAAACATTCCTTGTCTATCCAAAAAGTTTACTCTTTGCTTCAAATACAGGAGCATATCATCTGAAAGAACAAACTCCTTTTCTTCTGTAATGGCATCTACGGTTTTAAAAGCGACTTCAACCTGCCCGTTGCCAAGAGAATTAATAACGATTTGCTCATTTTCTTCTGTTGTTGCTTTAAGCAATGTTGTAATTGTTAAACTCAATTTCAAACCCTCTCTACTGTCATATTTTGGCAGCACAGTGTTGAGTAATAATACTCTGTCTTTTAATGTTAATTTCATCTTTGCTGTATTTTATTCAATAAATAAATATCCACTTACATCGTCATATTTTACAGTATACTTGTTCATGCTTGACGTACCTGCAATGCTTTGAACTCTATTTGCTGGCAACATCGCACCTACATTAATGCAAGTTCTCTCCATTCCACCTGAATCGCCTAAATATCTGGAATCAACAATAAATTTTGAACCCCAACCAACACCTTGATGATGAATACACTGCAGCCATGTTTGAGGACGATTATCATACCCCGAACGCCCAATGCCAAGATAAACAAGGGTAACAGACTGTCTGCTGCCATTTACTGTTGAATTTGCTATTGCTAATTGAGCACTGCCACCTGATGATGCAGGAAAGACCTCTCGACCGATGCTAGTAAACCTGCTATTTGAGTCTTTAAAAACAAGCGATGCAGATGGGTCTATAGTCATTGGCAGCAACGTAGACTCTATGCGACCGCCTTCAATTTTAAAATCTCCGATTTTTGCCCCATTAGAAACTTCTAACCGATCTGTTTTCACAAACTTGGACTCAATCGTTTCTGACGTTATCCGACTTGCAACGAGCTCTTCTGTGACAACAGCTTTAGCATCAATTAAATCCGTTTTTATAAGACCTCCACTGATAATTGTATTACCCCCTTGTGTTGCTGCAACCATATTGTTGTAGTTATTATAACCTAGTCTGGCAGCTAAATCATTCCTCGCAGTGGTCATGTAGGAGTTTGCGTTATTATTCGCATTATTTAGTATGCTACTTGACCATCCATCTAAATCGGGTCTGTCTGATATGTTGTTATAACCAGATGAGCCACTTCTAAATGTCACTTTCCCGAAAATTTCACCATTCACAAGGTCTATAACCAGACGAGATAATCTATCACGAATAACACCTGTAACAATGTCGCTACCAGATATTTCAGTAAAACCAAATACAGGCTTCCATGAGCGGGTCGTAATGCCGCTGTCAGTTCGTGGCATATTTAATATGCCGACGAGGAAGTGATAAAAGCCATTAACCTGCGATACCGTGATTTGCTCTGTGGTGACAAGGATTGTCCCGCTTGTTCCTACTCTCGCACATCTTGCATAGACATAATAAGCATAGCTACTATTTAATGTATAGTTGCTTGCTGTAATATCCCACTCTCGCGTAGTCTCGTCACCGTTTATGGTGAAGTGAATTAACTTACCTGCTGTATTGCGGAAATTGTTAGGGTTGTTATCATAGTTTGGTTGGAAGCGTACACCTGTAAAGTCCATCTGTGCCGAGTTAAGGCCAATAACTAAATGACCAAATTCAGCCAATAACGATGATGTAAGCTCTGTTTGAAATTGTCCGTCTGGGTCAATCATCATCTTTTGAGTTTCTCTTACATCCCAAATAGAACGTCGACCATAGCCTCCAACATCATTGACCTTTTTGTCAGCGACTACTTCTTGCTTGTTTATGTCGTTTTTAATATTACTCCAACTGTTTACCTTTATCTCATTTGTCAACTCCAATTCAGGCATCATCGGCTTGTTTACCGACTCTGTAATGCGTGTTATGCGTACATTCTCAGGTGTTGGTAGTAAACTTGGCTCATCAAACTGAACAAAGTAGCCTATGTCTAATTTGTTGCCAATCTCCGCCCAATGCCTCTTAGCATATAATCCTTGCACCTCACCGGTTACAGTAAACTTATTTTTGCTTTCTTCGTGTAGATATGCCACGCTCTCATTCAAAGCGTTATTCTCTGCATCTGCAATGTACTTGGCTGGTATGGCAATGTTAAACACCGCATATTTGTTGCCAATTCGTGGCTTTAGAATATCATTTGGCAGTAACATACCACCATCCGTATGTGGAGCAATAGTAAATGTCCCAGTTGAAGCGTCAAAATGCTCAATGTTAAACTCACGCCCTGTAACATCTCCACTGTGGAGCGCAAGGGTAGGGGTTACTCCCTCTATAAAGCATTCAGTATAATTCAAGCCCTCAGTAACAAGCGAACTATCTGTGATTGTATATATACCCTCTGTTTCATTGACAACGACATCAGTAATTTCCCCTTCTCGCATAGGGTAGAGTTCAGACAAATCAAGTACATCTTCAATGATGCGGACTGATTCGCTCATGTCCGCACGCTGAAGGAATTTACCATATTGGTCGGTCTTGTATGTTACGCCTTCATAAACAATTGTTCTGTCCTTTGGCAGCAAAAGGGTTCTGTGGCCATATCGAGAGAAAACGATATTTCTATCACCACCTTGCATTAACAAACGATTGATAGAACGGCTTTTGCCTTTATCTTTGACTATACCCGGCTTAAACCCTTTGTCTTTACCATATGACAACACCATAGGCGAATCTTTCATCTTCTCAACCTTACGAAGCGAAATAATCTTTCCTGTGACTTCCCACTCTGTATTGTATGCATCGGCTAATTGTTGCAGGAACTCAGCACAATTCACATTGTTAAATTCGAGTGTTTTTGTCATTCCTTCAAGACATTCGCCAATCTCCCAACCTGCATCACCATCATTCATTGACATTACAATAAGCTGCAAGAACTCTCGTGGCGTACCAGCAAACCAAGATTTAGTTTCGTACATTGAATCACGGGCAGGAGTAGTTTGTCCGTCGTTTCGTATTGTGAAGAACTTGAATATGCGCGTCTTTAATAGTGCCGATTGAGATTCAAAGGTTATTTCATATTCGTGATTACGCGTGCTGTTCTTAACTATCTTCTCCGTGTCAAGCAAGTAGTAATACTCGCCTGTATTAGTATTGTCTCGTGAGAAAAAAGCATAGCACCCAATAGGGAAATCGATGGCATCAATTGTCGAAAATTTCAGATTAAGGGTATTTGTCCCCATCAACGACTTGTCTCTTACCGAATCGTCGGTGTATAGAGATTCGCCATTATTGTTAGTCCCCTTAAATAGTATGTCCCCATTCGGTGCTAATATATTCATAGTCAAGTTTTGGTTTCTACAAAAGAAATGATTTTAACCGACTAAGACGCTTTGTTTTTTACCAATAAAAAGGGATGTGAATAGTAAAGCGTCAAATGCTGCTTCTGATATAATCGAGCCGAAAATATACACTCAAGGTGGTAGTTAGCATGGCCTAAAGGTGTTCCCATAAAAAAAAGAGTTACAAAAAGTAGCTCTTTCCCGACCGAGGACACCCCAATCCAAATTTTTCAGATATTTAATGATGTTTTGTTATAAGAGGTATTATGTTTTGTTTTCCTCTGGAGAATTAAAAAAACCATATTTCTTTTTATGCTTGCCCTTTATAGTTGGAGCTGTTATTAATTTATTTTTGACAATGCCCAAGTCTTCAGAACTCAAAGAGCCAATAACTACATTTGGAGACTCTTTGATTATATGTTCTATCTCAGAATAATCACGAACCACTAATTTAGAGCAATCAACAAAACTATCCCACTCCAAATAGTCTCGTTTTTCAGACTTTAATGGAATATGCAAATCCATTAATTCTTTAGAATAGTTCACTTTCTTATTTATGTTACTATTGATAAAGACTGTTGCAAGAGATATGTTTCCTTCTGCTATCCCAACAATTATTAACCGTTTTGGCTTGGGAGGAGTGGTGTCACTTACCTTAAATTTTAACACCATACCAACAGTTAAAGCCCTTTCCCCATACATAGACTTTAGGTTTTCTGGCATAAAATCCCCAAGAGTTGTCATCCAAGAACTAAATTGTGGTGTTCTTCAACTAGTTTGATATAGTCTAGCATATCATCGGACGCCCCACCTGATTTTGCAATTTCAAATAAGTCCATTTCTCCACTATACGCCTTAGTCCAAGCGTCATCGTGGGATTTAACTGTACGCTGGTTAAAGTCTAAATCTTTATTTTCAGCAATAGATTCATCCAAAGCGTCAGTTTCAGATGAAGATAAATAATCTAAATCAGGTAAAACCTTTGCCTTTACAGTAAAATTGTTAATGAGTTCAAAATATGGTGTAAATTGGTCTTTAATAGATGCTGAAAGTCCTTCTCCTCTAAGCGTTTTAAGTATATCATATGCCATTGATGGGACTGGACCATGATTCATTGCTATATAATTATCATCTGTTATTAAAGCACCATACTTTACAAGATGTTTCTTATCTGCAAAATATAACAACTTAAAGACTTTATGAAAGTCCGCTTCTCCCTTTAATCGGTCTAAGATATAAAGCAGAGCATGAATAGTTGTTTCAACATTTTCTTTCATTCTGATATCATTAGTAATGTTACAAAAATATAGTCTTTATATTATAAAGACACTATAATGTAAAAAAAAAATGTTAATAAAATCAAAAACTGGCTGACTGAAAATCTACGCGTGAATAAATTCAATAAAAATATAGAGCCTACCCATCAATCTTCACCCCTCTTCGCACAATTGTTGCGAGATTGCCTGCCATATCAGGCAAGTTCAAATTCAAATCACGTATTTCTTGCGTAAATATCCTTATCGCATTTATTTGCGCAAGTTGTTGTTCTAATATATCTACCTGAGCAGACAAATTGAGGTTATGCGCATAAGAGTTGTTTCGCAACTCTGACACCATACCTTGTGTTGACATAAGAAACCCCGTCATAATATCTATTGATTCCTGTGTCGCACGAGCCAGACCTGATTCCAATTGACCTTTACTGCTGCCGCCACCGCCAATATCACCTAACCCTGCTTTTTTCTTCTCATCTGCAAATATTTGCACTGCATTTGCTGCAGCCTCAGAGCCAGCAGCAATATCCGACACAAGCTGCCCCATCAGCTCTGTAATGTTCTTTTGTGGGTCAGGGCTTAAAAGTGCTTCTTTTATGCCTTCTTGGTACTGGTCAAGCATCTCGCCAAAGATGGCTGTGGTTATCATATTCATAACAAGCGAATCAACCATCTTGCCGATACCCTCCTGTACCGACTTAAAGAAGTCATCTGCTGCGAACTTGCCGTTTTCAAAACTATCAATTAGTGCATTGCTGATTACATTGCCAACTTCGCCAAAAAGAGAATTAATCTGCTTGTCGAGAGATTCCATCGCATCATCATACAGTTCTGCGTACTTGATTAGTTCCTCAAGAGCCTCTTTGCCTTCTCCTGCAAAAGTTTCGTTTGATACAATTAGTTTTGCATATTCTAAATTTAACTCCCCAGCTTCATCAATCAAATCAGGGAACGCACCTAATAGGCTGCCGAAAACGTCTTTTTTGCCTGTTGTGATTCCCAAAAACGTCTTTTTCTTAACTCCTGTCTTTACATTAATCCCAGCTAAGAAATCGGCAAGGTCGCCACCTCCACGCCCACTCTGATTCCCTCCATTTTTTGCAAAGTCCATTAATTCTGCAATACCAGAACCGTGAAATTTACCATCATTACTGCCACGCTCTAACAGCTCATCATACATCTTTGCAGCAGCTTTGGCAGATTCATAAGTCTGGCGAAATTCATTCAGCTTATTATCATAGAGAATACCATCCCCTGCGCCAGCTTTCTGTAACGCTATTGATTCTACCAAAAGAGCATTAATCTCTGTCTGTAAGGAACGCTGTGCTTTTAGAAAGTCAAGTTTAGCTTTTTGATACTCTGCTTCGGCATTGATTAGCGTTGTTACAATCTGTGTTGCTCCTGCTATGATTTGTTTCGGGTCTCCGCTTAATGCCCCAAATCCTATACTTGCAAGACCTTCCGCCATCTTAGAGATAAACTGCAAATCCTCTCCAAATGACTTCAACCCATTATTGCCTGTAGCCTCGCCCAAATTTGCAAAAGCACTCCCAAGCTGCGCAACGCTATCTATTGTTGCATCAAGAATGTTTTTTGCTTCCTTTAGTTTTTCAGTATCGATATCAATTTTGCCCTGCTTCGAGGTTTTGAATAGTGTCTCAATAATCTTTAAGATTGGCTTTAGTACGGCTAATTCCTGTTCTGCATTTTTAACCTCTTCATCGGATATAATTGAGAGGTCAGACCCTGAAATAGATTCTAAGTCCGAAACAATTTCACCTAAAGAGCGATAGACAGATTCTAAGTTTGTCGTATCAAGTTTGTCTTTATATGCGGAAAAGTCAAGCCCACTTACATCGAAAATGTTCTTCAACTCGTCGCCTGTAAATTCCTTTTCTATATCATTGAGTGCTTTTTTTAGCCTGTTCAACTGCTTTATAGACGCTTCACCCAAACTGCTGATATCAACATCAAGTTTTTGTGCCTTTAGCAATTGGTTGAAATATGATTTGGCAAGCGTTTCTACACTTTGCATTCCTCCCTCTTTGTATGCGTCTTCCCATATCTTTTTGAGTTTCGTCAGTTCGACCTTTTGCTCTTCTGTAGCCCCAGCCATTGCATCCGAAATCTCTTGACCTTTTTCTGTAATGTCATTTTTTACACCGGATAATATTTTTGAGAGACGGAAAGTAAAGCCACTTCCCTCTGGCGGTTCTTCCAAGAATAGCTTATTACGTGCATCAATGCCCGTTTTTACAGTCTTTAGATGCTTGTCCCATTCTGTTTTGAATTTGTCAAAATTGATTTTCTCTCCCTTGATAAGAAAGTCGTTTAGCAGATTTAGAAATGTTTCCTGATTTGTGTCCTTTATGTCATGTCCTAATGCGGTCAATTCGGCTACTGTTTTGCTTCTGAAATCAACAATATCAGTATTCATCTGAGCCAAGAAGTCCTTGAATCCATTGTCCGAAAATAACTGCTCGCTAAGGATGTTGCTGAACTCATCGCCCTTGAACAACTCTTTTAATTGCTCAGGTATTTTCGCCAAAGCTTCGTTTGACAGCCTAAGCCCATCTGCTGTACCATTGTTCAGAGACTCTGCGTCCTTTCTTAAATCAAGGTATGCACTTCGCACCTTCTCAACGAGTTCAAGTCTGCGCTTGTGTGCATTAAATATTTCCTTTTCATTGTCAAGGATATTTTTTGCGGCTTCTTTTGCTGCCTTAACCGCAGCCGATTCGCCTTTCTTTTGCTCTGATTCGGAAATAGGGGAGAATCCAACAGTTTCGGCTATCTTCTCAATGACTTTTTGCTGTTCTTCCAAAAGTTTAATGTTTTTCTGAACATCGCCATCTACAATATTGGCTTGGTCTTTTATTGTCGCAGCGTTCTCTTTGTATGCCTCCCTGATTTTTTTCATGTATTCAGAGATGGAATCATCATCTGCAGGCATTAGTCGGGAGAATTTAATCTCATCATCTTTTCCAATAATTCCTTTTACTGTTTCTACCCATTTGGCTAACTTCTTTGTGGATTCGTCAGTCTCGCCATTAAGAACGGCTATCTCTTTTCTAAGGTTTGCTATGTGGCGATTTGCATCCCTCAGTTTGTCAAACAAATCTGCTCGTTCCTCCCATTCCGCAGAAGAAAGACCAGACTCATTTCTTGGGACGTCTCCCCACTTCGACCTTAACTGTTTGTCAAGTGCAGCCTGTATCTCTTCTGCCTCTGCTTCTAACCTTCCTATCTGAGCCTCTGCTCTCTTCTTCGCAGCATTCTTTTCTTCAGCGGAATATTCTTTTAATCTCTTAATATTTAACACCAGTACATCATGCTGATCCTTTAACGCCTCTGTTTGTCCATCAATAGCCTGTGTCGCAGATGGCACAATCTTAGCTAACTCATTTGCAACCGCACCAAGACGTTTTTGTTCAGATGCTGTTAATTCGGTTTTTTTGCTTAGTGTTTCATAGGTTTCAATGGCTTTGTCTAATTGGTTTATGTTGCTCTTTGATTTTTCCATAGATGCATTAAACTCATCCATCATCTCGGTTGAGCTTTTCCCAGCATTGTTGAGCTGTATAAATGCTGTTGCAAGTCCACCTATAGCAGCAGCGATAAGCCCGATTACATTCGCTGAAGCAGCTAAGTTAAATGCTTTCATGGCGGCTGTTGCAATATGTATTCGCGTTCTGAGAATTGAAAATAAAGCAGCAGCCCTTCCTAAACCAACTAAAAATCCCGGTATGCCAAGTAACATCACAGCAACCCGATATGCGCCATACGCAGCAACAGCAACCTTTACTGCAGCAGCAACAGCCTCCCAATTCTCAACCATCGCCCAAAGCAAATCAACGCTGCCTTTCAATATGCCATCATTGGCTTTTCCTATATCATTAAACATCAAATCGAAAGCATCGCCCAAGTTTTGAACTTTACCGTAAAGCGTTTCAGATTGGATTTCTTGCATATTGTAGAATATGCCGCCTATGTCTGTCATATCCTCAAACACCTCTTTTACCATTTGAAAAGGAACAAGACGTTTTGAAATCTTGTCGAAAACTTCATTCGTAGACACAACACGTCCTTCGAGTATTGAGAACTTGTCTGCTAACTCTGCAATCAAAGGGATACCGGCTTCTGTAAACTGTCGAACTTCTTGGCCTCTTAGTACAGATGCGGCATTTACCTGTCCGTATGCAAGAATCAAACGACCCATGTCAACACCAAGTCCAGCAGATACATCAGAAAGTCGCTTCGTGGTTTCAAAAAGTTCTTCCGTTTCAATTCGGTAAGCAGCTAACTGTTTTACATATTGATTAATCTCCATTGTTGTAAATGGAGACTTCAAGCCTAATTCAACTACCTGTGCGAATATTGTGTCAGCGGCTTGCCTATCTTGTAGGATAGAGCGTAATGATGTCTGTTGAAGCTCAAACTGTCCGCGTATATCTATCATGCGCGATATAAAACGCTCTAAGGCGTAGATGGAAAATACGCTTTGAATTTGCCCTTTTACCTCATTGCCTATACGAGTCATATTAAGGATATTCTCATTTAGATTGCGTTGTTTTACGCCCAAATCTTTTAATGAGTTATTAAGCCTGTTATATTCAGCATTGAGCGAGGATATATTTGCTTTTCCCTCCTTTGTCAAAGTGTTTTCACGCTGCCTTGTCTGATTTATAGCAGCCATTTTCATTTGAATTTGTTGAACGGAATTAGCCTGCATAGCCATGACCTGATTGTAGGACTTTTGTTCCATCGTTGTGCTGCGGAGGATAAAGCCGTATTTAGCAGCTTCGGCTTGTAGTTCTTGCCACCTACCACGCATCTTTTCAGATTCGGGATTGGTGTCAGGTGTTTCGAGTTTTTTATACGCTTGTTCAAGCAACTTCATCTGGGAGATGATTTGCTCAATAGAACGACCTGTCGCACTGAAAGCGTCTGTTAGACCTTTTCCTCCCATGTTTGCCATAGTTAGGATTTGGTTGTCTGCCGCTTTTAGGTCTTGCTTAACCTGCTCTAATGTGGTTTTGAATTGCTCATCCTCAATCTTCAACGAATAATATAATTGTCCTAACTCGGTTGCCATAGTTATTTGGTTTTGATTCTTCTTATCATTTCTTGCGGGTCAAATGCCGCAGTTGGTTTTAGTTCTCTATATCCTTTTGCCCCATTAGGTTCGTTCCATGTTGCTTTTGCAGCAAGCTGTGCCATGCGTTCTTCTTTCCACCCTTTTGGTTTGGCTGTGTTTGATGCAGGTTTGCTCTTTTCGTATTTAACTCTCGACATATCGGCAAGCATTACGGCTCTTTTTACGATAGACAGTCGATGTTCATAGTCATGTTCGGTATATTGTGGGAATGTTTTTAGGAAGTCTGCTTTGACTCCGACTGAAGTTCTGCTTGCAATGACTGTGCTTCCTGCTGTGTCAGCTTCATTTTCAGTTGATTCATGCTCTCTAACAATACCATATTGTGCAAAAAAAAACCGAGTTGGAGTTTTTTAGTTATGCCAGATAATGCATAAAACACTTGTTCTGATGTGAAGTTCCAATACAGATAACGCCAAAACGCCCAATGGAATAATAGGATTTTCCACCTATCACCAAGTATAGCAACAGCGAGTGCTTTTGATGGCGTTTTGCCATTCCTCTCCATTGACCGTATTACCTTTGTCGGATCGTCTCCTGCTAATGCTGCATTTTTCTTTGCTACATATAGGCTGAACTTATCTGCCGCCCATTGTTTCAAATCTCTTACTTTGAATGTGCGTTTTCCTAATTTGATTGGTGTGGCTATGTCTTTATCAATATTATATAATTGTTCTTGTGCTTCTGGGGTTGCTTCTTTCATAGTTAAATGGTTTGAAAAAGGGGCGACAGATATATACTACCGCCCCTTTGGGTTAAAGGTTTGCTCTGTTAATCTGCAAGGTCGTAGATGATAGATTCTGGTTCATAATCTGTGCCTCCGAGACCTGCGTTAACAGATATCGTTACATGAATATTGAACGTTTCATCTCCAGTTTTTGTAAGACCTCCTGATGGATTGAATGTAACGGTTGCATTTGTGATGTATAGGTATTCAGCACCCTCAGTTGGTGCGATACGCACCATCTTTTTCAACACAACATTACCAACAGGGAATTTTACTCTACGTCCGCCGCTGCCATTTGTCGCGACTGTTCCGCCGAAGAATTGTAATACTTCTGGTGAAAGGTCAGGCAAGTCAATTTCGATTGTTCTTGAACCTGGCTCTCCGACCTTTGTTGCGATTGGCTCTGCTAACTCTTCTGCAAAGATTTGCGTCAATGCAGGTGCATCAAAAGACATAGAGAATGTCCCTTGTTTTGTCAAAGACAACTGCTCCCATGTGGCAGCATCAATCTTTCCTAATTCTGCGAAGGCTATCTCATTAAGCCCCCATGTTACTAATGCGTTTCTTCCTAATGCCATAGCTGTAATTTTAGGTTTGGTTTGTTTTTATAATACATTCTAAAGAAATTCTTGATATGAAGAAATACTGCCCGTCACGCCCTCCATTCATTTCGGGAAGTGCGCTCAAATCGAAACTATACTCTTTACCCAGCGACGGGAGAAGGTCATATACCTTATTGTGAAGTTTCGTTATAAGCGTTGTGTCTTTCCGTCCTTTGGCAAGAGCAGGCGTATAAATATCGACACTCACCAATGCTGTTCCATAAGCTGTTTTGTCATAAACCTTACCAGGGACAGACACAACAATAAATGCTCCGGTTGGGTTATCTGTTGGTCTTTCACCAGGATAGATGTTTGCAGCAGGGACTACGCCTATAAGTCGCTTCCCTAATTCTGCTTCAATCTTAGCTATGTTAAGGTTTTTGTTATACATCTCTATTTATAAAGGCTGTTGGCATTTGTCTCCAAACGCTTTGCATTTCTTCTTTTGTTAATTGATAAGCTCCTGTAAGTACGTCAAGCCCATGTTTTGCTTCTACCCATGCTGCATAAAACTGTCCGGCAACAATAATTAATGTATATCCGCTTCCGGCATCAAACTCATCAAGAAATTTCCCTGCAGCTTCATGTCCGAACCAATCAGCACCTCTGTACGTACGTGGCTCTGTCGCAGTTTTACCAGAAATTGTTTTCTCTATGATTGCGCCATCATAGTATATTGCAGCGGCGTATGAATCTTCAAGGTTGTTGGTTTGATTCTTGAACTCATGTGATGATTGTGCGTATGTCAATGCGCTGTTTCGCAATCTCCTGAATCCATCAAGTATTTGCTTGTCCACAATTGCTTTCACTGCACTCGGCAGTTTATTAATTATTGTCTGGTTGTCTCGTTTCATCCCACCAAATTCTAATTCCTATGTTGCCTGCCTCAAATTGAGTTACACGGCCTTTTATTATTCGTACACCATCGTCTACTTCTATAAAATCATCTTTTTGTATCAGTGGTGATAAGCCTCTGTCTCCAAAAGGATTTTCTTCAGTATCATTAGGGTAGGGGGCGTATGTGGTATAGTCAGAGTATAAAATATTGTCCTTACGTATTGTATCTCCAACTTCATTAAGTTGGTTTTGGCACTTACATTCATAAACAATAGTATCAATTGTTGGTTCCCCTACATTGAGCGATGGGTTGTAGTCCGCATTTTCATTCTTGCGCACAACCTTTACTGTATGTGGAAATCTCTCATTGTTTACCATTGGTACGATTTGTTTCTAACCCACGCAGTAGGGAATGTTACACCATACTTCACATATATACCTTTAGCAATCTTGATAAGCTCACTTCTGCTAACCAAGTTCCGCCCGCCTTTTTGGGAAGTCCAGTTGCCCATTTCTTCCCTTGTTGAGCCTTCGTTTGGAGTTAATACAGCCAACATAATCAGCTTTGCATAAGCTAAATCTTTAATTCTTAAAGAGACCGTGCTAACATCAGCATTAGTGTCTGTTTTAAGGTCTGAAAGAATAGCATAAACTTGTGCATCAGTAACAGGATAGCCAAGACTTTTTACGTAAGACCCCATCGTCATATAAAATATGGCTGTTACAACAACATCTTCGTCCCCAACCTCAAAATCGTAAGGAGTTGAATAAAGATTGCCATTGTGTAGGAATCCTTTGAATGTCATGTTTTGAGCGGGTATAGCTTCGAGAGAAATAGTATCTCCCGAAGCATACTCGCCAGCACCATTAACTAATCCTGCGCCTTGTATGTTGACTTTCATTCTCATACTGCCGCTTCTGTTGTGTCCAGAATCAATATATTCTTAGGATTATCAAGAGCCGGAACAGCATAGCCTTCCAATTCGATATGGTTAATCAAACTGCGGCTGTCCCATTGGTTAAGAATTGCAATACGTCCTTGCTCAACAGTCGTTCTGAAATCTACTGGAGTAGAAGGAGCGAGAGTGTGCATAGAAACTGCATTTTTCATCTTGCCAATTGCGCCTGACGGACGAAGAACTACATTCTTGTCACTAAATCCATGAATAGATTTGCTAATTCCGTCTTCCTCGTAAACCTGCTTGCCGTCGTATATCTTGATTGGAGGTAAAGAGCCATAGCCATCTAAAGCTGCAATAACTTCAGTTCGGCCAAGCGGATATGATACATTGTCAGCAATTTTCATTCTTGCTCTAACCCATTCTAACACTTTTGGGTGTGACAAGAAAGTGTTAAACAATGACTTGCTCATCTCAAATGTTCCATAAACAATATTATGCTTATCTGCATACTCAACCATGTTAAGGAGGTCTTGGATAGGGTCTGCATTAGGGTCACTCCAAGCCAATTTAGATGCTTGATTAAAGCCTGCCTTTAGGAAATTTTCTGCAGGAACACGATAATCGACTTCGATGCCGATGCCATCAGGGTTGTTGTCTACATTGATGATTAGCTTGCCTGTACTACGAACTTGGTCATCCATGTAAGTCATACGATTATGCGCACCTTGAATCAATTTATCTGCCTTATTGAACAGTATATCTGCCAATATTCTAGGATTGACTGCACCCCCTTGTGAGAAGATTACTTGTTGCATACGCAATGTCTGCTCAACAATATCAAATCCATGTCCTAATTTTGGAATTGCACCTCCATAAGTACCATATCCTTGTGTTGAACGGGTTGGCTTTGGAGCGTTTATATCAATAATTGATGCCATAGGAGCGATATTGCTCTGTGCAGTTAGGACGTTGAAAGTAAGGTCGTACTGTGGTGTATCCCACGGGAAATGCCCTTTCCATGATGCGTTGTTGTACTTTTCATCGAAAAGGTCATAAAGGGCACGCATACCTTTCTCTCCGCCCAACTGGTCATAAAAACTAAATACTCTATTCATAGTTATCGGCTTTGTGAGAATGTAATCTCAGTGAATAATGGTTTGAAAGCATCTGCTACAGGTGGAATGCGTCTTTCATAAACAGTTCCCTCGATTGTTGCAGTTACGGTGAACTGTGTTGAGTCTGGGTGAACAAAAATGTCATAATAGGATAATGCGTTTGGCACGACCTTAACAACCGCACCTGCGCCAACTTTGTCAGCTTCGACTAAGATTGTTCCTTCGGATAACTCTGCACTCAAAGCAGGGATTGTGATTACATCGTAGGCAGGGTTACTGCTGTCGATGCTAAGAACCTCTACGCCTGTTCCTGCATCTGTGATTCCGTCAGGAGCAACCATTAAGAACTGCCCTGTGTTTAATACACTTGCTTCAAGAATCTTTGCGATTTTTACGGTTGTTGCGCCAGAAGCCGCTACTTCATCCACTTTTACAGCAATATGCAAATCGACTTTTCGGGTTGCCTCGTCGTACTTAATAAGGCTACCAGCTTGAACAACGCTGCCTTTTGGAAAGTTGGGAAGGTCAATATTGAATCCACCGGGGATACTGCGCCCTCTCTGATACCAAACGTGCCTGCCGCCACCAACATTGGATGACGGGGTAGGGAAGTTATTCCCTGTTGAGAAAATTCTGTTACTCATTGTTTTAGGATTTTGGTTTTGATTTTTCTATTTCTGCTTTCTTCTCTGCTATGTAATCAGAGATTTCAGAACTCACATTGCTGCCACCAGCTCCACCCACAGACGGCTTGCCCGCTTCGGGTGCTACTGCTGAAACCACCTCATCATATTCTGCTTGAATTTTAGCTTGAATATCTTCTGATGTTAAGGTTTCGTCGTAAGCGATTTGTGCTGCAAACTTTTTCGCCACAGAAACCTTTACACCTTTCTTTTCAAGATTAGCAAGTGCGGTAGATTTCTTTTCCTCGAAAGTTGATTTGCTTTCCTGCTCCTTGTCCCGTTCTTTGAAAAGAGCCAAGATGTCAGCCTTCGTTAAAGGTTTGTCTTCTTCACTCTTGCCCTCATCCGTTACTGCTGGCTTGGTTTCTTTCTCGGCCGCTTTCTTTTTGAGTTCTGCGTTCTCAGTTCTTAGCCTGTCAGATTCGCCTTGAAAGGCTTTTAGCAGATTTTCGACCCCGCCAATGGCAGTTTCGATGTCTTTTTCTTCTGTGATGGTTTTTGACAAGTAGTCGGCAACCCCATCAAATGCCTTATCGCTAAACCCAAAGGTTTTGTACTTTGTTTTTAGTGCAGATACAATTTTTTCTTTCATAGTTTGGTTTTATGTTAAAAAACAGATATGTTTCTGCAATAGTAGTGGTTTTTAGCACCTTTGTAATAGTATTTTTTACCAATAAAAAGGTAGCCTCCAAAATTTAACTAAAACCGTATATGGATAAGATTGTAACCACTGCAAATAGGAAAGCGATTGTGAATCGTTATAAACACCACAAATCTTATGTGAAAGATGTGCTTTATATGGAATTGTATGTTTCACAGATGTATTATTACGAAAAAACGGCTGAGGATGTGAACTTGTCATGGGAAACGGTGAGAAAAGTTATTGCTCAATCTCTGCGAGGCTGGAAGCGTCGCAAGCCTAAAAAACGTAGTAAGAAATGATAGGCAATGTTCTTACATATGACGAGGCACAAGCTATTCGGGACACAATGATATATGAGGAGAAGGGCGTTCAGAAAAAGCGTGATGATATTATAATGCCACAAGCAGGGTTTCAAGAGAAAATGCTTTCTTCTCCAGCATCATTCATCGTGGGCGGTGGAAACCGTGGTGGTGGTAAAACAGGGGCATTACAATTGTCAGTCCTTTATGATTATGATAACCCTCGCTTCAATGCCCGGTTATTCAGACGTGAAAAGGATGACTTTAAACGTGGCCTTTGGCAAGAAACAGATGTCTTTTATGGTGACCTCGGAACAAAAAGAGAATCGGACTATACTTGGACTTTTGAGAGTGGGGCAGAGTTGAAGTTTGAGCAAATCTCAGACGAGAATAAAGCTGACAGGCGTTTTCGTGGTGGTGGCGTACCTCGTATTCTAATGGATGAGATAAACCAATTCTCAGAGGAAACGATCTGGACACTAATTAAATCAAATCGTAACGCTTATGGGATACATAACAGCCTTATCGGAACAACTAACCCCGATATAGATAGTTGGATATATCAACTTATACAATGGTATCTAAGCGAAGATGGGACAATAAACAAAGAGCGTGACGGGAAAATAAGATACTTCTATAAATATGGGAAAACCCATAAAGAAATATTTTGGGGTAATTCGAGGGAAGAGGTTTATGGTAAAGCTAAACCGTATATTGACGCTTATTTCTCTGAAGAGAATGCAGGACTTGTTTCTAAAATGAATATGATAAAATCCTTCCAATTTATACAAGGGAATGTGTATGAAAATAAAATTCTTTTAACCCAAGACCCTGACTACATCTCTAACATTGCGAGTGGCGGCGCAGAGGTTGTCAACAGGGAACTACTCGGTATATGGAGAAAGTTTGAGGATGAGAGTGAGCTTATTTCAGCACCTATGATGCAAGACGTTTTCGACAATGACCCACAGGTGGAAAGTACTACTCGTTGGATTGTGGTAGATGTCGCCTTAGAGGGTGGCGATATGTTCATTGCGTCTGTTTGGAGTGATTGGCACTTGATGGATATTGTTACAATAAATAATATCTCAGCCCCGGACTTGTTGGCAAACATCCAAGCAATTCAGAGAAGATATAAAATACCAAATAACTTTATTATTTATGATGCGGATGGAGTAGGCGGATTCTTAGGCTCTAAATATTCTAATAGGGGGTTCTTGCCTAATGCCATTCCTTATCATGGCGGAGAAACACCAAAACAGAGAACTGTTTTTTATAATCTGAATGCAGAAATGGTTAATGAACTCAAAATAATGATTGAGGACAAGCGCATAAGCATTGAGAGCTCAGTTCTTGATAAGGTTATTACAAAAACGCTCCCGAATGGTAAGTTGGCATATCGTAAGACCATCAGCGATATATTAATGAATGAACGTAAGGCTTTTCGCTGGATAACCGAAGGGGGAACGATACGAGGGAAATGTCAGCTCATAAAAAAGAAAGAGATGCGCCGAATATTAGGCGGCAGTTCTCCCGACTTTATGGATATTTTCAAAATGAGATGTTATGCGAATTTCAAAAAACAAAAATCAAATAAAAGCTTGAGAGGCTTCTATTAATCAAAACCAAATAACTATGACAAATGAGGAAATCAAAAAAGTGCTGGATAATGGCAAGCCGTCATTTATAAGGCTTCGTGGATTGGCGCGGTCTGCTCCAACTCTTTCAACAGGAGGAAACACTCCAGCAGAACTGCCAGAACAATATGGAGTTGTTGTAACGCAAAACCAATATCTGTTAGAACTCAATCCATCAGGGCATATTATCTATGACAGAACAATATATCCTGATAAAATAGTAAAGAGAAAAGTAGAATTGGAAAGTGGAGAAGAGGTTGAGACGAATGAAATAGAACAAATCGCTCGTATATCTGTGCCATTCCAGCGTGTTATTACGACCAAACAAAAAAATCACATAACAGGTCGCCCCGTTAAATTTATCCATACAGATATTAAGCCGACACAAGCACAGAAAAAGGATTTTGTTGCAATTCGTCAGAATTGGATAGATAAGAATATGGATGTTGCCTTTGCCGAATGTGTTGAGGGGCAGCTAACAACAGGGGATGTGGCTCTTTACTTTTTCAGAGATAAGGGCAAACTTGATTGGGAGGTGTTTTCTTTTGCTAAGGGCGACTGTTTGATTCCTTATTATGACAGCTTTAACCGTCTTGTTAAGTTATATCGTTACTTCAAAGTGAGGGATGAGCTTGGCAATGAACTGGATGGTTTTATGGAAATAAACGATACAGAGGTTGTTGAGTATCGAAATAAGAAAAAGGGCAGAAAGAGAGAGTGGGAGGAGTTTAGCCGAAAACGGCATGGTTTTTCCCAGACTCCTGTATTGTACAAACGTGGCAAGGTCGCTTGGGATGATGTGCAAGAAACAATTGAATCGACAGAGTGGGCTTTCTCTCAATTCTGCGAGAGTAATGCTTATTTTGCTTTCCCGATACTATTTGTAGCAGGCGAAGTATTGAGCGCACCACAGAAAGACGTTCAAGGCAAAATCTTGGAAGGGTCAGAAACGACAAAGGTCAACTATGTATCACGCAATGCAGGAGATATGGAAGCGTTCAAATATCAACTTGAACAGATGCTGAACTTTATCTTCATGGGGTCATTCTCTGTTAATATCACACCAGATGTAATAAAATCAAGTGGGGATATGCCAGGTAGTGCTATCCGCCTTATTTTGCATCCCGAAATAGACAAGGCTATTGAACTGTCAAAAGAGTGGGATGATTTTATTGATGGGATGAAAGATTTGTTTGTTGAGGGAATTGGTCTGGAGGATGGCAAACTAACCCAATACCAAGCGGTAAACTTCCGAAATGAAATAGAAATCTACATACCAGAGAATACAACTGAGATTGTGAATAATCTAAATCAATCCATATCTCAAAAATCACTATCGGCGCAGACAGCGCAAGAAAAGAACCCTTATGCTGTGCCGGATGAAAACGAACGATACAAAGAGGAACTCAAAGAAGAGATGGAATTAAAAAATCAACATGTTTCACCAAATAATAATCAACTATGAACAAATTAAAACAAGCATTAGAGTATTTGGGATTAAAATCAATACCCAAAGAAGGAACGAGAGAATTTCAGGGCAAAGCAATCGCCCAAGTAAAAAGAGCATCTAGCAGCACAGAGTATGTTATTGCGAGATGGAACGCTGAATTGAAGCGACATGAGGTGATAAAAGACTTTAATACATCTGGTGGCTTAGTTACGGATTGGGTTACATTCCACCCTGTAAAGCAGAAAGAAAAAGAGGTGGTGGTTAGCTTTGAGGATTTATCATATGCCGACCAAAAGAAGTATTTGGACAAGAATGGCATCCCTTATGTTGAAAAAAGCAAGGAAGGATTTCTTGCGGCATATAACGCCTTCAACAATCCACAATAAATGAGAAAAGGGAATAGCTACTATAATAGTTATTCCCTTTTTCAAATTTATTATTATCTTGGAATTGCAGAATTGTATAACCCATATACAATAGTAGAGAGGTTGCAGAATCGTCTTAAACGCTACAATTAGAACTCTATTGGAATATCTTATGGAGATTTCTGTTATAGCAAAATGCCTTATAGTAGAAATTCCATACAAGAAATTAAGGATTTGCTTTTGATAATCGGGGAATAAGGGTAATTTTATGGCTTAAACATCTAAAAAATATAAATTATGGGAGAGCTTGTTACAATCATTATTGTAGTATTTGGGATATTACAGATTATCTTATTTTTCAAAATGTGGGGTATGACAAACAATGTCAATGATATTGCAAAGAAAATTAAACATCCTGATTTCGTGGAAAAAGCACGTGAGGCGTATGCGTATGGAAATGAAAAAGCCGCCAAAATCTTTATAGAGAGGGCAGTCTTTTTGTCATTGGAGCCAGTAGCTAATGACCGTCTAGACTACTCTAACGGTTCTTTTAGCTTACGGGCTGATGAATCTATAAAAAGACATTCTAAGTATTGTGAAGAAATTGGCATTGAGATTCCTAACTTTGAAAAATACAAAGACAGAGAGATTTATAGATAACATTAAGGCAGCTAACAACTGCTTTTTAAAGAAAAATAAATATGAAAGCAGAAGAAGTAATTTTTTTACTACAAAATGAAAATAGTAAAATGAGAGAAAAGCTAGAGTTTGCAAATAGAGAATTATCTACATTGTTTAATGCATTGGATAGAGGTGATGAAATAGATGTTAAAGAGGTTGTGGCGTACATTGGGATAAACATCAAATCATTTTTGGATGAAAGAAGTTAACAAACATTACCCAACAACGAATGAAGAATAGCAAAAAAGGTGACTATAATATGTCGCCTTTTTTGTTTCTGTATGGTGCACTTATCCTCTGCTTTCTGATGTTTGGTTAAATAATTGCAAATCAATGATAAAATATGACAAAAACATTTTGTGTTCAAATATATTATTAGCACATTTATAATTAGTTATTTAACCAAAACCAAACTATGAATACTACAACTCAAATAAGAAAGGGAGGTCTTATTGAATTTTGCCAAATACTTCAATTCGAGCCTTCAATTCTTTTCTCGCCATTGAGACGAAGCGATGTTCGGTTAAAGCGTGGTATGTTGCTAATATTACTGAAGCGTGACGGTTATTCGAAGCCTGAAGCAGCAAGAATCGCGGGATTGACCTATTCGTCTTACACTACTACAATACAATATGCGATGCGGGAAATATATTCTCGACGAAATCCAATTGCAACAGAGCAATGGAATAAAGTAAAAGACTTGTCTTTTGTGAAAAGTCCTGATGTGAGAAAAGCGTTCATGAAAGAGCTTGAAGAAGTTGGAGTTTTCTTTGAATATGACAAAGAGAACCTGTTAATATCAAAACGAGTCGCAGAAGCTTTTATTCCTGTTGTACCTAAGCACCTAAAACGTGGTACTTAATTTTCTTTTTTGAGAAATGAATGAAATGAAGCCAAAAATGTTAAAATTTAGCATAGCGAGATACATTGCTATTTTTGTTTTGGCATACAGATTACGAAAGAAAACAACTAAATACACTTAACTTAAATTTTAACATCATGTCAAATAAGAAAGTAAGACACAAAGCCCCAAAAACTACAAGAACAGTTATTGAAGAGCGTAATGTACGCATTGTTATAACGCCACAGAATGTGTCTATTAAGAATGTAGCTGTTGAAGTTATATACCCAATAGGCTCAATACAACACGCTTTTGTTCTTGAACAACAACGCCTCAATACAGAGCAAAGCAAAAGAGAATTGATAACTTTTGCCTATTTCGTTCTTGCTGTCAATCAAAATACAATGAATAGCGACTTCTTCCTACTCGTCAAGAATCATTTTGAGCAGATGTTGAACCCTAAAGCCGTGAATGATGAAGATGGAGAGTAGATATCAGGAAGGAGATATTATTTGGCGATTGAACAAAACAACCAATAAGGCTGAGCAAAGTGTTATAAAAGGCATTATGTGGAAACGAATAGGAGGGGTTATGTCTGTTATGTATGCGATAGAGAAAGATTGCAATAGAGGGTATAGCGACCTACTTTGGATTACTGAGCGAAATGTTCACAGAACAAAGGACGCATTACTTAAAACATTGTAACTTATGCCTAAACAAGTCATACTAGGAACTTGCCCGTCAAAGAGCAATTCATATCGAATTGTAAAGGTTGAAGGGCATTCATCACTTGCTAAAACGCCCGCAATGAAAGCCTATGAGGATAGCTTTTATATCCAATGTGGACAATATCGAGACGCTAATATTGAAGGGTACTTCAAAATTCATGTTGATGTCTATTATCCGTCACAACGTAGCGACCTTGATAATGCAATGAAGGTCATATTAGATATTTTACAACGAAAAGTCCATGCCATAAAGAATGACAACAAATGCACTGAAATAATTGCACGTAAGTTTGTCGACAAAGAACGTCCAAGAATTGAATTTGAATTATTTGAAGTTGAATAGTCTATATTTTTTGATTTTGATATGGTTTCGGAGGAGTTGCCCGTGATGGGTAGCTCCTTTTTATAACTCTATTTCTAATTCCTTGTTTGTTAGCACAAAATATAGGTTCTGGAGTTGGTGGAGAGATGAAATTTCTATGCCAACACAATGCTCATCCTTGTGAATCTGAAATAAACAATTTTGCTTGTGCCCTATGATGATTCTGAAGTTGTCCTTATGGTACACATTGTTGAACATTCCAACCTCGCTAAATCCACACTTCAAAAGGATTTCTTCGGTTAGGGGGATAGAAGAAGTTATATTGCCTATGGGAACAATAGGAACATCACCAAGCTTTTCAACTACATTTACTATTGCTTTTTTCATTAAAGGCTCATAATAGACTGTGTTTACAATCATCGGCTTTTCATTTACCAAAATCCAATTCCCTATTCTCAACTCATTTGCTCGTATCATTCTGTCCTCCTTTTTTTTCTAAAAATTTACACCATCTGACCATCTCGTTGTCCAACTCGTCAAGAGACATCGTAACCCCAATTGCGCTGAGCAGTTCTCGCTTTAGAGCATCGTCACTCAAAGCGGAATTCATCGCTTTAGCAGCTTTTTGTTGCTCCCAAAATGCTATTGCTAAGTTAGCGCAAGAGTCCTCCGTCATGGGAGATAAGCCTGTATTTAATCCTTTTTGGCTATTCATTTGTGCGAAACCCTATTTTAATTGAACTTTACGCTATAAACTTCGCATCAATTGTTATGTTATTTCTATACTCCATTGTGAGCTTGCCTGCTTTAGTATCCATGCTGCTTGAAAGCGTTTTCTTTGTATAATCTAAAGATATTACAAAAGATGTTGTTTCCTCCTCAAAGATACCTATAAGCTGCGTTATCTCGCTTTCAAGAGTAGCTTTTTTTACTTCAAATTCTTCTTTTGTCATGCTTTATAGTTAATGATTTTAGTTATTTAATATATCTCATTCTGTTACGTCCTTTGTAAAGCAATGATGGGTTAATCCAATATCGCTTAGGTTGTGATGAAGGTGCAATAAAATCATTGTCCCTTAACTCTTTCATAGCACGATATATCGTTGCTCTTGACTTAATCCCTGTATGCTCGGCGCAGTCCGAAATGGATAAAAGAAAGCTGTCGGAGTTAAACGAAGAAGAATCAAAAAAGATATAGAAAAGAACTTGTATTGCGGTCTTACTTAATACTTGAAGAAACAATCCACCCTTTTTATATATCTTCACAAATTCATCAGAATCAACATCTCGTTCTTGAACATATTGGCTGCGTGCAACATTAATTTCCCCAGTGTCTTCATTTATGACTTGTACACAATCTCCCTCCGCTATCACACGCTCTTTTTTTGATAGTTTTATATCATACAGTTCTGCATGAAAAGGATTGGTTGTGTACTTCTTCGACATAACGCCAAAGATACCAAATATTTCAGCAAAAAGTCTCATTTTACGTCATAAAAAGTCTCACTTTTGCGCATATTTAACATTTGTATTTGCTTAAATATCAACGAACTAAGGTTTTTCCTCTATCTATATATAATAAGAAGGACATTCCGCTCTCCCACAAAGTGGGGTTTTTGAACAATAAAATCGATGAAATAATAACAAAAATGAGGGCAGTTTTGATGCATCTTCAATACAATCAATCCGCAAAGGTCAAAAAGTGTTGCTGAAAGTTAATTTTAGCAACGCAAACATGAAGGTGCATAAGTGTCGTGTTTTTATTCTCTGAAAATCAAATGGTTAAACACCACCCGCCGTGTCCCCACTGTGTCCCCACCGGGTGCACGTCGGGGACACGCCACGGTAAAGGAATGTAATGTAATAGGAAAGTAATAGGAAAGGAGTGTATTCGCATCCGCTCTTTTTTGAGTTAAAAAAACGAATCCGATTTTTTATGAAAAAAAGGAATAAATGAAAATAAGTAGCAATCCTATCCTTTTTCGACCTAAACCAACGTTTTTATAACATCGGGGATGGATGATTTGCGGCAATATACCCTAAAACGTTCAAAAAAGCGGTCAAATTTGCGCGATTATGGTTGGTGTGCGAGATTGTTGCTCTCGAGTTAAAAACGTGCGGATATGGTGCGTTTTTTGAATAAATAAAACAAGCTTGCGAAAACAAAATGACGCACTCCTGACAAAATCGGCGCAAATCACATCACTACGAACAAAAAAACAAAACAAAGGCAGGGCAGTCTCAAAAAAAATAAAAAAAATTATTGGGGACGGACTTTCAAAGGTTGAAAACGCCCACAAGGGGGATACCCCCAGCACAAACAAGCCGTTGTAACTCTTAAACGGGTGTTCAAGTCTTGCAACGGCTATTGTTTTTATTAACATCTATTTACATTATTCTGCTTGCTTTAATATCATGTGTAAATGTGGACAATCTTCACACATACGAAGCGGTAAATACATCTTCTTTTGCACCTTGTTAGGTTCTATTATATCCTGTTTCTTCATGTTTTGTACATCAATAATCATCTTTGATATTTCGTTTAATACCTTATCATCCGTTGTTAGGTTGTACCTTCGTTGCAACTCCTGCAATAACTCATCCTTATTGCTTAAATCTATTTTGTCAATAACTCGGGGTTGCGCTTCGTTTGCAACCCCTTTCCCTCCCTGAGCAGTTTTGTTTTGTTCGGTTTTGTGTGGTTCGGTTTGTTCTGTTGCGTTGTTGTGCGGGGTTGGGTTGTTTGTAATATTTTGTTTTGGTAGTTCGTTGCTGCTTTGTTGTTGTCGTTGCTGCTCGTGCTGTTGTGCTTCTGCTGGCGTGAGTATTTTGTACCCATCGTCCTGCAGTAGTTTTATCGCTGCTTGTATAAAGTTTGCCTTTACTTCCGGGGCGAGTAGTTGAGTATTGGGCTTTTTGTGGTAGTTGCTTGCCATTACTCTGATGCTGTTATGGTTTCCGCTTGCTTCCGCTGGTTGTATTGTTTTGTAGGCTTCGGTTCTGCTGCCATAGTAATAGTACGCTATCAGGTACTTTGTCTCATTTGATTGTGTTACGGCTGGTAGTTTGCTTGGTTGCCTTGTCTTTGTTGTTTTGGTTGCTTTGGTTCTGTTTGTCATTGTCGTTATTGTTTTGGTTGTTGTTCGGTTGCTTGGTTTTGCTGCTGCTTTATGGTTTGCCTGTGCGCCTTCCGTAGGTAGCTGCATTTGTTTGTTTTGGTTGTACTTGGTTCTGCTATTATTTTGCCCCCGGGGTTAGTTTGTTTTGTATAAAAGTAGTGATTATTTGGCTTGGTTGTTTTGCTGTGTGGTAACTATTTGAGTTTATGCTGTTTGTGGTACTACGACTAAAGTATTTGTTTAACATTTATTAAGGTGATTTTGTGGTGTATTTATTTGGCGATTATCTTAAATAGTAGTATCTTTAAGTATTGATAATCAGAGCAGTTAAGGCGTTAACTTGTTAAAGTTTGGTTGTCATGTGAGAATTAAAAAACCTGGGTTGCTTCCGTCGAAAGTACGCAACCCAGGTTAAAGTAAATTTTTCAACTTAATAAAAAATCCTTTCGGGGTGCAAGTTATGACAACAATCTCAAAAAAACAACAAAGCGAGTTAATTAAATTAGTAGTTTTCAACAATCACACATTAGGGTATATTCTTCCTGAATTGCCTAACTCAGTTCAAATACTACATTCTTCTGTGCTGCGTGGTGCTCCTGGTGTCACAAACCTACAAAGCAGTTTCCACATTAACCCATCTGATGAAATTAGGCTTGCAGGTGCAAAGGACTTCGCGGCCTTTAGGGTTAGCTTTGATGGCTACAGGAATAGTGGCGAATACGAACACGCTTAAGTATCACGAGTTATAATAAAACTCACATTTTCGGCTGTACAATCCGGTGCAGCCTGTTAAACCTATCATTTTAATAACAATTTTAACAATTGCGAGTATGAATACGAAAGTAAATATAACCGATTTTGATTTTACGATTGCAAGTTATGGACGATATAATGTAACATATACCAGCCCAGTGACGGGCAAGCAGTGGACAGCCGCCATTACTGATATGGAGCTAATTGATGCTACTAAAAACGCAGTTGATCCGCGCCGGTGTGGTCTGGAGCAATTAAAGCGAGTTTGTAAGCGATGAAGCGAATAACAACGGAGCGAATAATGTACGGCGGCTTCAAATTAACCGCCTTGTATATGCTCTTTCAAATAGTGCGCGTCCTGTTAAGTTAAGGTGGGCGAATGAGTTAGGTAAATAAGTAAATGAACGAATAAAAACAAAATGTTATGAAAACGAAATTAGACAAAGAAGTCCAAAAGAGAATTGCGCTAAGGATTGTTGCAGACGTTTATTCATGCTTGAAAATCCAATTTAAGATGAATGTTGACAATTTAGATTCAGGCATTATGTTGAAGGTCTTAGAAAATCATTTTGACCTTCATGAATTTGACTATCCAGCGAAAACAGCAGAATGGGGCTATATGAAGATGGTTTCAAAAATAGGCAAATGCATTCACTGCAACCCATTGAAGTGCTTTAATTTCTCTTACAAAAAAACTAATTATTAAACAGAGCCGGACGAAAGTTCGGACATCTAAATGTTACAAATATGAAAGCGAATGAACGAAAGGACAAGCAGGGGCGAAATACCGTGTTAAAGCTGCGCTATTTCTCTGGATTTGCAAGCATTGACAAGCCATATCTAAGCATGAATATACACGAGCGAATAGTGACCCGAACGAGTTTTTGCGGTGTTGTTGCTCCTTCGTTGTGTGTGGCGGATAAAATAAACTTTGATAAGGAGTATTACCAATGAAACAGTACATAACATATTTAAGGGTGTCGACCGAACGACAAGGCCGTAGCGGCTTGGGGCTGGAGGCACAACGGGCGACGGTTGAAGCTTATGCGAACAAAGGCGCAATAATAGCCGAATATGTGGAGGTCGAGAGCGGCAAAAACAATGCACGCCCGGAGCTGTTAAAAGCAATCGAACAAGCTAAGGCAGAGAAAGCGGTATTACTCATTGCAAAACTTGACCGATTGAGCAGAAATATCGCATTTATATTTAACTTGCGTGATAGTGGTGTAGTATTTGAATGCTGCGATGTCCCGGACGCAAATACTTTGACTATCGGAATCTTTGCGACGATGGCACAGAACGAAAGGGAGTTAATAAGCGACCGAACGAAAAAGGCACTTCAAGCCCTGAAGAATCGAGGCGAACGACTGGGAAAGCCAGAGAACCTAACGAACGAGGCAAGGCAACGAGGAGCAGAGGCGAACCGAACGAAGGCGGCGAACGACCCGAACAACATCAGGGCAAAATCATACGCCGAGTTGTTAAGGGCGAACGGCAAATCTTTCGAGGAAACAGCAAAGGAATTAAATAAAAATAATTATAAAACATCAGGAGGAAAATCATGGAACAAAGGAGCGGTTTATCGTTTATTATCCAATTAATATTTTGGATTATCGTAATCGTATTAGGATTTACGCTATCAGTAGGGCAATTCTTTTTTCTTACAATAGTCGGAGTGTGTATATATTTTGGATTTTTTAGAAGGGGGTAAAACTATGGATGAACGAGTAATGAGCAAACAGGATATTCGTTATTGGCTAATACGCAACAAGCGAATTGTATCTTACAAAGTGTTAGAAGAGCGTGCAGGGTTAGGCAATGGATACATCAATCGATATGTAATAGGCGAACGAGTTTACCCATTTGACAACGATGCTTTTTTTGACAAAATACGAAAGGTGATAATGGAGATTAGGGCATTTTAATGGAATAAGTTATATATTTACAACCGAATAAAACATCAAACGTTCTTGTATAGCTTGTTTTGATGAACTATAAAATAAACAATAATGGAAGATTTATTTGTTAAAGAAGAACGCAAATTGCCTATTAGTCCTTTTAAGGAAATGGCTGCTTATGAAGCATTGTGGACAAATTCAGATTTGACATTCAAAAAAATATCAGAGTTATTCTCAAGCAAAAAAGCATCTAGGCCTTCAGAGCTTATAGATGAACATTTTGTAACTATTGCAACTAAAAAACTAAAGAATATATTGGGGCAGAAAGATGCCATCAAGCCAGGCGTCTTAATCAGTGGCACATTTGATTATCCAGAGCAATTAAGGGATGCAAAACACCCAATAGAAATGTTGTATTTCTCTGGAAATTTGAAGTATTTATCATCTCATTGTGGAGTGGCTGTTGTTGGCTCAAGGAAGCCATCACAGAGCGGAATAAAAAGGACTCAAAAGCTTGTTCAATGTCTAGTTAATGATAATGTTACTATATTTTCTGGCTTGGCAGAAGGAATAGACACTGCTGCTCACAAAACGACATTGGAGATGAATGGACGTACTGTTGCAGTAATAGGAACGCCTTTGAATCAGTTCTATCCAAAACAAAATAAGGATTTGCAGTTAAAAATAGCTAGTGAACATCTTTTAATTAGTCAAGTCCCATATTTGAAATATTCGAATCAAGACTATCGATGGAATAGAGTTTTTTTCCCAGAAAGAAACAAAACTATGTCGGCGCTGTCTAATGCGACAGTTATTGTAGAGGCAGGCGAAACATCAGGTAGCTTGATTCAGGCTAAAGCAGCATTAGAACAAGGGCGCAAATTGTTTATTCTTCAAAACTGTTTTGAGAATCCTAGTATAACATGGCCAAAGAAGTTTGAACAAATGGGTGCTATTCGGGTTAGAGAATATGATGACATAAAACAGGCATTGAATATAAAATGAAAACACTTCAAACCATAGATGAACTATACCTCACAGAACATCATCATTTAACTAGCGATGATGAGTGCTATTATTTAACAACATATACTTCTGGTGCAGGGTATGAGTATAGCGATGACAATGATTTAATGTCAAATTTTAAAAAGGATGTAAACAGAAAAGGCAAATCAGAATGGAAGTATAAAGAAGATGCCATTAAGGAATATGCAAGAATGCTTCAAGAGGTGAATCTAACTGAGGTCTTCGGCAATGATATAACAATAGTCCCAGTACCACCATCAAAGGTGAAAACAGATGTGCTTTATGATGACAGGCTTAATCAAGTGTTACAGCTAGCATTTGATGATGGTAGCATTGACATAAAAGAGCTTGTTTTGCAGCAGAGTAGTACAGAAAGTTCGCATTCTTCAGAGAAGCGCCTTAGTATAGAAGCCCTAAAAGACAATTACTATATTGATGAAACATTATGTGCTGACATTAAATCTACGATATTAATAGTTTTTGATGATATGATAACAGCAGGTGCGCACTATAAAGCAATGAAAGAAATATTAGAAGATAGATTCCCAGACAAGAAGATTATTTTTTTGGGCTTGGCTCGTCGTTCTACAGTGTATAAACAATAAGCCTTTGCGTATATCAAAAATAGAAACAATCTATCCTAATATTTTTCATTTTCCGAAATGCTTTTTCAAAGAGACATATATATCTTTGCATTGTCAAAAGGCAACTTTTCATAGCTCAAGGTTAAGTGGCGTCTCGTGTGTTAATTGCGAGACGCTATGTTTTTATTTCGATTTGGGCTTCTCTTTAAGCAGTACAGCCATATCCGAAACTACTTTTTTTCCGAGCATTTTGGCATAGTGCTGTGTCATTCTGATATTGGAATGCCCCATTGCCCGACTAACAGTTTCTATCGGAATATCATTATTCAGAAGATAAGTGGCAAACGTGTGGCGAGCGGAATGAGACGCCAAAGGCTTATTGATGCCTGCTTTTGTTGCAACTTCTTTTAGGTATTCATTGTATTTTTGGTTTGTTAATACAGGTAGCTCATAATCATACTTTTCTATGATTGCTTTTGCTTCAGGGAGAAGGATTGTTATATAGCTTTCGTCTGTTTTCTGCCTATTACTTCTTATTGCCTCGTACCCATCTATTTCAACAATAGATTCACGATTAAAGCTCATCAGGTCAATATAAGATAATCCTGTGAATATTTGAAACAAATAGAGGTCTCGAACACGTTCTAAATAGCTATAATTTGGTGCATAATCTTTCAATTTTTGTATTTCGGTTTCAGTCAAGAAGATTGGGTCTTTAGATTTGCCTTTTTTGTTTTTGAATAAGAGGTAAGGGTTTGTTCCTTTATAAATACCTCTATTTATAGCTTCTTGAATGTAGCCTTTGAAAAGCGTATGCCTTTTATATAGTGTCGGCTCTGATGATATTGTTTGTCTTAGTTGAGCATCAAATCCGAGTATCTTTTCATATGTTAGGTCTTCAAAGCGGACAATTTCACCATATTCTGTTAATCTACGGATAAAAGATTGATTGTATTTTATCACATCTAAGGATGGATTTTTTCGCTTCAGTTCGGAGTTGACAAAATCTATTACTGTTATTTCCGCAAGCTCCTCCTTGTCCCAGTATTTCACATCTTCCAATGTTTTACATTTATCGGATAGAACAAATGCTTCTATTTTGCGAAAGATACTTTTCCCCTTTCCTGTCAATGCTGGAGCATTTGGGTGATTCTTACATGTAAATCCATTTTTATCAGAGAATTGATTTTTGAGAAGTTTTATACCAGTAGATATAACCTTTCTTTTATTTGTACCTTTTTTTCTGACTTCGATTTGAAGCAATCCTGTTTTTGTTGCAGTTGCTTGTTTTTTATTATCAAAAACAAATCTTATCTGTGCATTTTCCATATCTCTTATCGTGTTTTGACAAATATAGAAAATTTCACACCGTGTTTCACACTTTTATGTGTTTTGGTGTGAAAAAGTAGCGTTTCGGTGCGAAATGGTGCGTCTGTCTGCGAAAAAGAAAAGCGAATGCAGGTGCTTAAAACGGCAAAAGCCGCAATATGCGGCTTCTGTAAGTGGAGCTGGAGAGATTCGATATTTCTCATATATCAGATAGTTATATGTGGCGGTGTGAAATAAGTGTGATTGTTTGCGAAGCTGAATCGCCAATACACAATGTCGCATATTTTCTCTACATTTGCAATGTAATCAAAATTATTAACCATGAATCTAATTACGGCAAATTCGCCACAATTAGAATTATACATCAAACCTCAAGCTATGTACAACAGTAACCTCCCAAAGTCTTATCATGCTTCTTTGATTATTGGCACAATAGAACAAAATGGAGTCTCTCTATCTGAAATGCAAAAATCATTTATAAAGCATGTAGTTTTATTTGATGTCAAATCAGATGAAGAGAGTCAGGTTATAAAAGAAACGTTATCACACCTCATTAGTCATTACTAAAAGGCTCTACGTCTATAAGCGAACCGCACATGACTGGCATACCTCTTACTACGCCTCTGTTTTCTTATTGCAGTAGTATGAGCTAAATATTCTATATGTTAAATGCTAATTGACTTTGATTAGTTCGTATGATGTTTTGTTTCTTTCATTTTTAAAGAGCGTAACAGTTTCAAGTATTTCTATCATACACTCCTCGTTCGTAAATTCTTTGTTGTATTGAGTTGCTATATCTTCTGTTATGTCCTCAGATATAATCCCCTTTATTAAACGCCCTTCATTGTCTAATGATTCAAACCGACCAGAATCAAGTAATATTCCTTTGAATATTCCTTTTACTGTGATATTCTTTTCTTTGTATTCAGTTTCTGAAACTCGTGCGTAACTTAATTTGATATTGTCAGATGAAATTTCTACGTATTTACTTCCTGATTCTATTTTCAAAATAGACCCTTCGTTTGCGAGTTCTTGAAAAAAGTTTTTTAGATTATTTAATGTTCGCTTTGGTAAATCCTCAATGACTTTTCTAAAAGATTCATCGCTTATAGATGTTTCTTCTATAACCGTGATAACCTTTTTAATTGCATTAGAAACATCTTCAACATCAAATAACTCTTCGTTTTTTACCATACTCAATTCATACCCGAAAGAGCCTGTTGATAGTGAGGTTAAATAAAGCTCGGCTATTGCACTCTTTTTGACTTTGCCTCTTTTCCCAATGTTATTCCCGCTTTTTATTATTGCTGTCTGTGTTTTTATTAATTCTTGGATAGGGTATATTGTTTTACTAACAAAAGAAGCTTTGATTCCTTTTGAGCCATAAACGGATTTACCGCTGAATAGTAATCTCAACTTTGGCTCTTCTATATTTGAGTTTTGTAGTAGAGAGAGTTCTTCTTTAAGTGATTCGATTCTCTTTTCGATAGAGAATTTCATCATAGGATGATTTTCTACAGTCGATAAAAGACCTTCAGATGCTACAAGTTGCGCCTTAATCCACTGGATTGTGTCGTGCATTCCCATATTACAATGAATTTAAGTACTCTAATGCTCTTTGTTCTTCGTTTTTATCATTTGGCAAAGGTAACTGAATCATGCCTTTCCATACGCCTTTCCTATTATGGCAAAACAACTGAATCCAATATTTAGTAGCTTCGATTATCCGAAGCCCGTTATCCATTTCCATTGAATTAAATTCAAAATCAACGGGATAATGATCTATTTTGTATGTTGACTTTGAAGCCGCTGGGTCGAAAAACTCAATAAAGTTACTAATAAAACTCATTTGTGTCGCTATGCTAATGCCTTTAAAAAAGGTTACCACATCAATATCATTAGGGGCTCTTTCTTCTGATATCTCAATGTTCTCAGAGAAGCTCCCATCGATCCATTGGAATCCGTCTGTTACACCAAAGTCAATCATTCTGAGCCTAAAAGAAACAAAATTCTTTAGTATTACAATCCTTTCAGCAGATGTGGCAAATCTTTGACAAAAAGTCATGATAGTAGACTTGTATGGAGATATATCGCCCTGTATTGCAGGACTGCCTTTGTGTGGAGGCAAAACGTGATTATGGTCAAATGGTGGTATTGTACTCATTATCTTTATAGTCTTTAGCTTTTGCACAATCCCATTCCGTTTTACCTTCCTTTCTGTTGAAAGAAAATAAAACTTTCGCAAATATAGGTGAAATATTCATTAGATAAACTTATAGGTTTATAAAAGTGCTTGTTTCTTTGATTTATATACGCTGTTTGCTTCTTCTTGCGAATTAGCAAATGGCAGAAAGAATCGCCATTTATGCCCCACTAGGCAGCATAGGTTTATTTCTTTGCTGAAATGTCTATTTCAACCTCATGCGAATGCTTCTCCCCAGAGTGTTCGGTTATGTCTATTCTAAATTTCCAAATGTTGTTTTGTTTGCCTAGCAGAACTGGAGTGAATTTATAATCGCGGCTCTGGGGCAATAGAAGTTCCTCAAGTAATATTTCGTCATTGGATAATGGGTAATCTTGAAGATTCGCTAAATAAACTCTTAAGCAAGGAATGTCGTATCTTTCTGTTTTGTCATTCCATGTTGTTGACTTGGTGAATGCAATAAAATCCCTATGTGATATTGGGAAGCAATCATCATGACCTAATAGATTTGAGGCTCCCGAAAATAATATATCTCCTTGTGCAGTCAAACAAGTAACAGAGCCATCATTGTTCATCTTAGCCAAGTAAGAGCCATCATGCCAAGACATGAAATTTAGTCCATAATAAAATGGGTTGTATTTATGAATTTTTCCATTGTCATAAAACCATAAGAAGTACTCATAATATGGTTGAAAACGCTCATTGTTAACAGAACGTGTTTCAATTGAAAAAAACGAATTTCTTACATCATTCACTACTGCTACTTGGAGTTCTACTGTTTCATATTCTCCATACCCAAGATGAATATTTCTTTCAATAGGGAATGGCTCTTTGCCAACTGTTTCAGAAAGTTGTTCTTTGCTTGAGCTATCAAATATCCCTACCCAAAGCTTACCATTCCTTAATCCAGCTAAATATGCTTTGTCTCCCAATATAGTCGCAGGTAGCCCTATATTTGTCAAGTTGAAAGTGTCTTTTACTCTGTAGCCATATATACCGTAAAAATCCGTTGGCGCATTCCAATTCTCGATAGAATCTTTTGGCTCTTCATTAGGAAACTCTTTGTCACACCCGAATGTTCCTAGTATTAGTAATAATAACAATGCTTTTTTCATATTATATAATTTAATTTATTCTGTCTTAATCTTTAATAATCACAAACATTCTGCAGTCTCGCCAGTCGCACTCTTTTTTAAGCTCTTTCTGTTATATCAACAGTTTGTTTTGCAGGGAATCAAGGGCTCACTAGATGGGCGACTTACAACTCGTTCCCTCATTATCGTATTATCACTGAAGTGTCGGGAGATTCTTCTGACAATATCGCTATAATCATCTTTTATCTCGCCTGTCTTTTTATCCTTCCACTGGTAGTAAAAGACTTTTATTGATGCACAGTTGTTATGCTCGAACAGCTTGTTAAGTAATGTTCTATCAGAAATGCCACAAGAATGTCCGAGTGTAAAAACCTGATAAGGAGACGATTCTATGAAATTTAATAAATGAGTAATATTCGCTGTTTCTAAATAGCACATTGATTTCATATATCTTAGGTATTCGTCATTTTTTTTTAGTTCAATTTTTTTATACTCTTCCCCAATTTCATCACCATATCCCAATATCATGGGATTTTTTTTATTACATAGTTCTCCATGTATATGAATTGTCTCAAATAATTTTGATTTCTGGTACAATTTTTCGGTATTTGTGTAATTGAAATTTAGAAATAAAGTGTGCTCAGGGGATACCGATAGCTTCAATTTGTTACCTAATATTGGCTTTACCACTCCTCCGCTATCTATATATTTGTGTGATGCTTTTGATAAAATTTCCTTTCTCCATTTTTGGGAAAAGTCATCAAGTTTAAATGGGGATTGGAGTACTTTGTTTATGCTTGGTATTTTTTTATTACTTCTAATTAATAATAAATATTCCTCTAAAGCCTTTTGGATAAATTTAAGATCATTGTTCAGACCCTTTATGTCATCAAATGAATATGCGGTATCGTCTAAGTAATGTCCACTTGCACCAGCGACCTGATTTGATAGACAGTTAAAGTATTCCTCTTCTATTCCAGACCAATTTTCCATGTTGGAGTTTCTGCTTATTCGCTTCAGGAATTTGTTCTTTATCGTTAATTTACTTCCTATATTTTTAAGAATGCCTTCTATTTCTGTCCATCTTTTCCCATCTATTAGTGGGACAATGTTTTCCATAGAACCACTGTATCCTCCTCTACTTATCGTTATGACTCCATCCCAGAAAACAACTTTATCTGTGCAGATATTCTCTTTCCCAAAGGTTCTAATGTTCTTCCAGAAATATTCAATAAAGTCTGTATATCTAGTTTTTAGACCATGCGCAATGTCAAAGCCATTTCCAACAATTATTACCCTGTTCATTTTTTGATGGATTGTATTTACCTGTAAATTATTTATTTGATATTTCCAGATTGTTTTCCCCAAAGACAAACCGAAACACTTGGTCTTTTTTCTCCTTTCCAAATTCAATACTAAGAGTGCCTTTTACCTCGTTCATTTGTTTGTCATCTAAATCATTACACTTCTTTGCTGGACTGTAATATTGAAAGAAATCAAAGTTTAGAACATTGGATATTTGCAGCAACATATCTGTATCAATGCTTTTCTTTTCAAATATTGTTCTGTCTATATTTTGTCTTTGGATGCCTATTTGGGATGCGAACGAAGAAAAGCTAAAGTCGCTTTCTTCAACTTTGGTTTTTATTACATTTCCTATGTGGACATCATATAATTTTGTTATGTAATCATTTTGTATTACATCGTAGCCTGCTCCTTCAAGCTCCTTGCCGCCTTTCCCTGTAAGCAACCAATTGATTGAATATTTCGGGAACTTGTTAGCGATTCTTATCAACATCTCACAGCCAGGATTGGAGTCTCTTTGGAAGTTTGTATTCAATGTACTAACTGATATTCCTATTGTTTCACAAAATCTCTTCTGTGAGATTTTATTTGATTCAATCAGCTCTCTGATTCGTTTATTTATCCCATTGTTCATATTCTGTTAACAATCAAAAGGTTGATGCTTTTCTTTATTTATACTAAGTCTAAATAATATTCATTTGCGCATATTTTCTTTTGAAATATTCAAATGAGCATTATATTTGTACTGTAAAATAATTCTATCGCCAATCTAAGAGCGAAAAATTAATGATAAGTATAAATATAACAAATAGTAATTATAGTTATGACAAAAAGACAAGTGTTTATTACAAAAATCTCCGTACGAGACACCTTGAGGTCTATGTCGATAGGCGAGCGACGTGTATTTGAGACAAAAGATATAAAACATTCATCTATTCGTTCTGCTGCAAGGGCATTAAAAGCGAAGGGGTATTTATTTGAAGCTACGGAAAAGGGGTTGGTCAATGAAATTGCAGTAATGCGGCTGATGTAATTAAAATTATTACAAAGGTTTAATAAATGAGCACTATGTATTTCGACAAAGAAAATGAAATGTACGAATTAAGAGAACTGATAGCAGAACTCTCAGAGATTGAAGCTATGACAGAGGATAAGGCTTGTTCTTTTTACAATGTGGACGAGAAAGCCGGAATCATCAGAGTAATGCGTGAAGAGATAGCTTCTCAAAGGGATTATATCCTTGCTAAATCGGATTATATAGATGATGAAGACTATGAACTGTTAGCAGCATAAAAAAGTTACTCGATTATCATAAATAATAACAAGCAAGCACCATGAAAAAAAAGAATGTATTGAAAGAGTTCGTAAAGAAGGGGTTGAAAAAACTCCTCACACCAATTGTGCGAGAAGTTATAAAAGAAAGAGAAGATGAACTTATTGAAGCCATTCGTCGAGTTGGCTTTCATTAACATCATATTTCTCTCTTAGTGATTGCTTTTTTCGCTCTACCTCCTGTAGATATTTTTCCAAACAGTCTTCTGGGAGAGCCTTTTTAAGGGAATTTAAGCGAATAAAAATAGCACTGAATTGAAGGCTAAGTCCTTCTAATTTTTCTTTTTCCATAATGTTTATTTTTTGAGTTCAAAGTAAAGGTAAACATTTCCCGTGAATACAATGGTATTATCCAGAGCGATGCTGGCACGGGAGCAAACTAAACAGTAATAAAATAAGTAAAGCAGCCATGAAAGATTTAGCATTTCCTAATCAAGCAACAAAAATGTCGAGCCGAGAAATTGCGGAGTTGACAGGGAAGTTACACAAAGATGTGTTGGAGGCAATCCGAAATATGGAATCTGCATGGGTAAAAGTTAACGGGCGGAAATTTCCGCTGGTTGAATATACTGATGCGAAAGGAGAAAGTCGCCCTATGTACGAACTATCAAAAACCGAATGTCTTTATGTTGCTACAAAATTTAATGATGAAGCACGGGCAAAATTGGTTTTAAGGTGGGAGAGTCTGGAAAGTCAAAATCAGTTAGACTTTTCCAACCCTGACACAGTTCTAATGTTGGCGCAAAGTTGGAAAGAAGAGCAACAAAAACGTATTGCAGCGGAACAGTTGGCTGAGGAACAAAAACCATCGGTAACATTCACTAATGCAGTGGTCGGTTCGAAAAGCTCATGCCTTATCGGCGAACTTGCTAAAATCATCACACAGAATGGCTATCCAATAGGGCAGAACCGATTGTTTGAATGGATGCGTGAAAACGGCTACTTAGGCAAAAATGGAGAACGACGGAATATCCCAAACCAAGAATACATCGAACAAGGCTTGTTTGAGCTGAAAAAAGGTACTCGCTCTGGCAATGATGGAGTAATGTACACTACCATAACACCTAAGGTTACTGGAAAAGGTCAGGTCTACTTCGTGAATAAATTCTTGTCCAAAATTAAAGAAACAGCATAAGCTATGGCAGATGAATACTACACAATAGACGAGGTTGCGGAAATGCTTCATATGCACAAATCGTCAGTGTACCGCTTAATCACTGATGGACTGATTGGTAGCTACAAGCCGCCAAGGGGAAAAGCAAGGCTTATCGGGCGAAAGCACCTTGATACTTTTATGAAAGCCTGTGAAGTAGAAGTATAGGCTATATCGGTTAAGCCGTGCCGATTCGATTCGGGTATAGCCACTAAGCCGCAAGGTGCACGATATTTGACATATTTAAAAACTCCCTTACTGTTCATTTGTTTGAGCAGCTTATTCATTGGGTTGGATAGATAGGTGTAGGATAAAGGAAAGGAAATTGCTCTGTAAGTTGCCCGAAAGGTAAATATCCTCCCGATGCAGGTTAAACAAATCGGATGCAGAGTTTAGATATAGCCCTATCAACGGCGTGATGCTGCAAATCGGATTTGTGATAGGGCGCAATGTTTCACTTTTAAATAAATAATAATATGAATAAAGAACAAGAAACAAAGTCTATCATGCTTTGTAACGAATCAGAATCTTTTGATTTTGGCAAACTAGTGAAAAACCAGAATGTTCAGACAATTATGAACATCCCTGTGAAAATTGATAAGGTTCTGTATGACCTTACTGGCGAAACAGTTATAGGTGTTAGTGGAACATTTGTAGTAAAGGGCATAAAGGTTCGGGGCGTATGGGACTCGATAGGAAATATTATGCACTTTAGGAATACAAGTATAATGTTTGGATGGCGCAAAGTCTTTGATAGCATTTTTGAAGAATGTACAAACTCCATGTTTCAACTCGTAACAGTAAAAGAAATGCCATGAAACAATTAAACCGTGATGACGAAAGAGACTACCGACTAGACGATTGCAGAAGGATGATGCGACTGCATAAAAAACAGTTGGAACAGGGGCAAAAAGAGGAGCAAGCAAGAAAGGCATCTCCTGCATTATGTGTTGGGAGTGCAGTTGTTGTTCTTTTGTCAATGCTAGGCGCTATTTTGTTTGTTGTGCATAGCTGTGACTATTCTTGGTTTGTTATTGCATGGGGGCTACTAGTGTTTTTTGCTTTATTTTATTTGGTAGTCAACATTATTGAGGACTAATAGCGCTCGACCTTCTTACAAAAAGAGAAAAAGGGGAAACCCTATTATTTAATAAACTAACAAATAAACTATAAGATTATGCACAATTGGTTTGAATGTAAGGTTGCTTACGAAAAAATGATGGAGAACGGTGTACAGAAAAAAGTAACCGAACCTTATTTGGTAGATGCGCTTTCTTTCACAGAAGCAGAGGCACGTATTATTGAAGAGATACGTCCATTTATCTCAGGCGAGTTTGAGGTAAAAGCAATCAAAAGGGAAAGACTGAACGAACTATTCTTTAATGAGAATGGCGATTGTTTCTACAAAGCAAAGGTAAACTTCATAACCCTTGATGAAAAAAGCGGAGTTGAAAGAAAAAGCGGTTGCTATATGCTAATGCAGGCATCTAATATTGATGATGCAAGACGAGTTTTAGTAGATGGCATGGCTGGCACGATGGCTGACTATGCAATAGAATCTATCAAGGAAACGAAAATAGTAGATGTGTTTCCTTACAATAGTGAAAATGTCGAAAAAACACCACAATAGTGGCTTTTTAATAATAATCAATTTAATAAACTAACAGGGGCATTAAAGGATGTCTCGCCGTGCAAATCGGGTTGGCTGTACAACCTAAGCGTGAGAGTTTTTCTACTCATGAAGTTCTAATCAATTTAAAATCAGATAGATATTGTATGCTCTGGTGTAACAACCTATAATTTGACAAGGATATACAGCGGAGCAGGACAACTATCCGCCAATGAACATGGTGTAACAACCTATAATTTGACAAGGATATACAGCTACTGAACAAATCGTAGTGATGGTTGAAAGGGTGTAACAACCTATAATTTGACAAGGATATACAGCACAGTGTACGTTGCTTATCGGCATCGCTCAGGTGTAACAACCTATAATTTGACAAGGATATACAGCCTTACGTTGAATAGTTTTGCGATGCCATCGGGTGTAACAACCTATAATTTGATAAACACACACAGCAATAATGTAAAAGTATATGATAATTACAAGAAAAATTCAAGTGTTCGTGTCCGAAGCGGATAACGACCTTAAAAAAGAAATGGTACATACAGTGTACCAATGGCGAGACCTTGTAAGAAAAGCGGCTAATACCATTGTTGCACACAAATTTTGTCAAGAACAGATAAAGGACTTCGTTTATCTGAAAGATGAAATAAAAGACAAGTTCTATGTGAAAGACATAATAAAAGATGGTAAAGGGATGAGCGAGCAGAACACAACTTACCGAGTGTTAGCGGATATGCTTAAAGGCAAAGTTCCTTCTGATATTTATACCTGTCTAAACCAAGCTGTTGGTAATTCTTATAAGGAAACCCGAAAGGATATTTACATAGGCAAAGCAAGCCTTAGAACATATAAAAACAATATCCCAATGCCGTTTAGCGCAAAAGCATTGTCGAACATACATTGGGATAATGAAAGTAAGCGGTTTTACTTTGTTCTGTTTGGAATCCCATTTGCCACCCATTTAGGTCATGATAGAAGTAACAATAAAGCTATTATTGACCGCTGCATAAGTGGCGAATACAAAATGTGTTCATCCTCTTTGGCGATAGATGATGATAGGAAAAAGATGTTTCTTTATTTATGTGTCGATATCCCTAAGAAAGATATAGTCTTAGATGAAAAGCGATGCACCTATGCTTTTCTTTCTCCGATAACTCCAATTATTTATTCAAATGGGAAAACAGGCATTGATTTAGACGAAGATTGCAAAGGTTATTCCATTGGAGACAAAGAGGAGTTTCTTCATGGTCGATTACAGATACAAGAAGCGTTAAGGCGCACTCAAATTGCTGCACGATACAATAAAGGCGGCAAAGGACGAAAAAGGAAAACGCAGAGTCTTGATAGATTTCACGAAAAGGAATTGAACTATATAAATACAAAACTTCACTTGTATAGTAAACTGCTTGTTGAATCAGCCAAACGCAATAATTCAGCAACAATCATTCTTGTAAATCAGAAACAAAAAGAGTGTGAAGCAAAAGAAGATATGTTTCTTCTTAGGAATTGGTCTTATTATGGTCTTATTGAGAAGATTAAATATAAGGCTAAAATGTATGGCATAGAGGTCGAAAAGAAAGACTTATAAACATATTTAGGGTGTGCTGTAACGCCTAAGCGTAAGGGTCTAACCCACTTATGAAGTACTCAACTGTTTTACATTGTAATTTGAGAAGGACATACAGCTGTACTCTTTAGCGACTCCAATTTAGGCAACTGAGCAAGTGGCGGAATTGGTAAACGCAAAAAAACTGTAATGGAGATTGTCCTACCTCCACGTTAAAAACAAAAAGGAATCGGGGTAGAAGTGCCCTGCGATTGCAGGTTCGAACCCTGCCTTGCTCACATTTTTTCACATTTATTATTTAACTAACTCCGCAGCGCAACGGTTCGTGATGAATAGTGCGCTGCATCTCTTTTAAATAAAACAATATCACTATATGCACGAAGAAAATCCACCAAAATCACAACTAATTGAGGAAAATAAACAGCAAAGAGAACAACTGAAAAAGACCGCTGTGGCTCGGGACTGGCGGATAAACTACGGAATATCCATGCGAAGAGAACGAGACGAACTAAAAAACAACTTAATAAATCATATATCATGCGAAACAAAATAAAAAAAAGGATTGTCAAGATTCGTTTCGATTCACTAACACAGTTCATTTTGTGCCTACTCTTCTCGATATGGGCGATACTGTCACTCTGGGCGGCACTATATAATCCATTTCATTATGTAACATGTGGTTCATGCTGCATAATGACAGTTACAATATATAAATATTGGCACAGCGGCTAAATCGGTAGTCTTTGATGCACATAAACAGCCGGGCAGCGAGTTGTACATACCTGCTCCGAAACCTTGTGCAGCCGTTGTGCCTTTTATTATAACAATTCAAAACAATCAATTAAAGATGAAAACATTACAAATCACAGAATCAAATGCGAGGAAGTTGTATAAAGACGCTTCCCCTGAGTTTAAGACAACGCTGGAAGATACATTCGGCAAAGATTTCTTTTCTCAAAGCATAACAGACCGAGTTAAAACGTACGAAGATGCTTGTGCTGAATTAGGAGAGATTCCTTTGAATGAAGCCGAATGTCTTAGGCTTGGATTTACCAAAGATGAAATAGTCCGAAGAAAGCTAATCACAATCGGTCGTGCGTTAAACGAAGGTTGGGTTGGGGATATTTACAGTAATGACTATCGCTATTATCCTTATTTCAGCACAGGCAGCTCTCCTTCTTCCTTCGCGTTCTACGGTACGGGTTGCGCCTACGTTTTTGCGCGCGCGGGTAGCGGGTCTCGCCTTTCTTATAAAACACGAGAATTAGCAAAATATTCAGGAGTACAATTTTTAGACTTATGGCGTGAACTTATTCAACCTTCTAATTAATAAAATAATGGGAAAAGAACTTTTAGAAGTCTCAAAGGCAAATGCGCTTAGAGCATGGAGAGAGTCAGACAACAAAGGTCAGGCTATGCTTGAAAACCTTTATGGTAAAGAAACGTTCGAGAATCAAGATGTTCGCGATAGGATAAAAACATTCGAGGATGCTATGAGAGAAACAGGTAGTCCCGATGTGCCCGACTTCTCTAATTTGCCAAAGGAACAGCAGCCTTATTTCGTCGCTCAGTACAAAATGTTTGTGATTGCAAAGGCATTAAATGAAGGATGGGAGCCTGATTGGAATAATTCTAATCAATTGAAGTGGCGACCTTGGTTCAAGATGTCTCCTTCTTCCTTCTCGTTCTACGATTCGTATTACGAATACGATTTTGCGCACGCGGGTAGCGGGTCTCGCCTTCACGTCAAATCGGAGGAGTTAGCAATATACATCGGCAAGCAGTTCCTTGATATTTGGAGAGATATTCAATTAGGATAAATATATAAAACAATTAAGCAATGAAAGATTTAAGAAAACAGTTAGAGGAGCGCATCCCAACAGTGGAAGCAGCTTACAAAGAAGTGGGAGAAAGTCGTATTGATTTCTCAGTATTCCCAGAAAACAAACGAGCATACAAAGAGGCTCAGTACGATGCTGAGATTCTCGTAGAAGCTGCTCGTAAAATAGAAAGAGAAAATGGTTTGGGTGAAATCGATTGGAGCGATTATAGCCAACCAAAGTATATACCTTGGTTCGATATGTCTCCTTCTTCCTTCGCGTTCTACGATTCGAATTTCGATTACGATTTTGCGCGCGCGGGTAGCGGGTCTCGCCTTCGTGTTTTGGTGCGCGAAACAGCGAGATTTCTCGGAGAAAATTTTAGTGAAATCTGGGAAGGCGTTCAGTTAGGATAATAAAAACGGGTTGCTTGCCTTAATCTCCTTCTTCCTTCACGTTCAACGATACGAATTACGAAAACGATTTTGCGCACGCGGGTAGCAGGTCTCACCTATATAACAGAATAAGAAAAGGCAAGAACCTTGCCAACATGGCAAAAAATAAAACTTCAAAAGGTGCTGGTAGATTGAATCGAAGGCTCTAATTAGAAATAAAGGCTTTATGAAAAGGATAAATAATTTATACGATAAGATATGCGATGCAGATAATATCTATACTGCATATCTGAAAGCAAGACAAGGGAAAGGTCGCTCTTATGGAGTTCTCTACTTTGAAAAGCATCTGAATAAAAATCTAATGCTGATTCAAGAAGAGCTAATCAAGGGAACATATAAGACTTCGGAGTATGACGTCTTTACAATCCACGACCCGAAAGAGCGGCTTATCTTCCGTCTTCCATTTAGGGATAGGGTAGTCCATCATGCTATAATGAACGTTCTTGAACCTATTTGGATTTCTGTCTTTGCAAGTTGCACCTATTCATGTATCAAGGGTCGTGGTATTCATGGAGTATTAAAGCATCTAAGGCGTGATTTGAAAGATGTCAACAATACAAAATACTGCCTAAAGCTTGATATAAAGAAGTTCTACCCGTCAATAGACCATGAGGCACTGAAAGCGATTATCCGCAAGAAGGTAAAAGACAAAAGGCTTCTAATGTTACTTGACGAAATAATAGATTCTGCTCCGGGTGTTCCGATTGGCAACTACCTATCACAGTTCTTCGCAAATCTGTATTTATCCTATTTCGACCATTGGGTGAAGGAATACAAGCGAGTGAAATACTATTATCGATATGCTGACGACTTGGTATTCTTGGCAGGCGACAAAGCCTATTTACATAACCTATTGTCGGATGTTAGAGATTACTTAAAAGATTGTCTAAGGCTTGACCTAAAAGGAAACTATCAAATATTCCCTGTCGATTTAAGAGGTATTGACTTTGTTGGTTACGTATTCTATCATTCTCATATCAAAATGCGCAAGTCAATAAAAAAGAACTTCTGTAAGAAAGCAGCTAAATTGAATAAAAAGAGCATGAGCAATAAAGATTACAAGCAACAGGTATGCTCTTGGCTTGGATGGGCTAAGCATTGTAATTCAAAGAACTTAATAAGAAAGGTGGTACGACATGAAACGATTTGCTGATTTCGGTATAAACACACTTGAAAACAAAAACATCTTTCAAGTTCCTCAGATATCTATTGAGGAGATTATCAACTCTGAGATAGAAGTATTGGATTATGAAGCAGGAATAACGACCGAACACGGGGATGATAGATATATTCTTAAAATAAAGATTGGTGGCGAAGAGAAGAAGTTCTTCACTACTGCAAGCCCAATAAAAGAAGCTCTGAGACAAATTCCTAAAGACGATTATCCATTTCAGACGATTATCAAAGCAAGGAAGTTTGGCACAGGGAATAAGAAGACTTACTATTTCACATAAAAACGAACAAATGATACTTGGTAAAATAACCGCAATACATGGTGATTGCATGGATTACATGAAGTCGTTGCCAGATAAAACTTTTGATTTGGCTATTGCTGACCCTCCTTATGGCATAAATGCTGACAATATGAGCATGGGAACACACTTAACAAGGAAAGGAGATGGCTATCCCGGTGAAAGTGTTGCACAAAAACTTCGCAAGGGTCGATTAAATAGTGGGGGAGGTAAGCTAAAAGACAGGCGACTGAACAACTCTGATGCAAGCTGGGACATTGCTCCAGGTAAAGAATATTTTGATGAATTGTTTCGGTTGTCAAAAAACCAAATCATTTGGGGTGGTAATTATTTTGACTTACGGCCGACAAGAGGTATTGTATGTTGGGATAAAATGCAACCGTGGGAAAACTTCTCTCAACTTGAATTGGCTTGGACTTCTTTTGATTGTCCTGCTGCAATGTTCCGATATTCAAATACAGGAGGAGCAAATAAAGAAAAGAAGATACACCCTACACAAAAGCCTGTGCATTTGTATCGCTATTTGCTGAATAAATTCGCCAAGCCTGGCGATAAGATATTAGACACTCACGGCGGTTCTTTCTCTCACGCAATAGCTTGTCACGATTTAGGCTTTGAACTGACAATAATAGAGAAAGACGAGGACTATTTCAATGCAGCTATTGACCGCTTAAAATGGCATCAAAGGCAACAATCATTGGTGTTTGAATAACAATAATAAAAAGAATGAAAGTATACATATCCGGTCAAATAAGTAATCTGCCAATAGAAGAAGCTAAAGAGAACTTCCGAAAAGCAGAAGATATATTAAGAAAGAAAGGTTTTGAGCCTGTGAACCCATTTAACAGCGGACTGCCTGTTACAGCAACATGGCACGAACACATGAGGGCTGATATTAAAATGATGCTTGAGTGTGATGCTATTTGTCTACTTCCTAACTGGGAACGTAGTCAAGGCGCAAGACTTGAAGAGCATATCGCAATGAGGCTTAGTATGGCTTGTATGATATTGTAGAAATAATTAAGAAGCAATAAATGACATGCGTATTAACAATATTATCACTATTTGACAGAATTACTTGCGGACAAATTGTATAATATAATTGAAAAGTAGTCCACTAAAATAATTTAAAAGTATACCATTAAAAAAAGAGAGTCCAGTCAGTCAGTAATCGGTATGAGTGGGAGGCGTGGGCGGTTTACCCTATACAGTTCTCCAGCCTTGTGAAACGTGAGGCATAAACCATGTACGTGTACAGACTTCCAACAGGCGGTAAGGCAAACCACGAAGCTGAAAACTCTCTTTAATTAAAAAGTCACTAATATGAAAAAAGTATTCAAAGTCGAATGCAGAATCGACAAAGCTACTGTAAAGATGGCAATAGCCTCAATTCTTCTATTTGGGAGTCTTAGGGTTACTCGAAATAATATCCTATATGTTATCAAAGAGGAAGTGTTAAGCAGGGGCACACAAGTGCTTGATTTCCCTGAAAATTGGGGAGAGGATATTTTGGACTACGAGTATGAACATGAGAAAGAGGTCAACTATTGGTATGACCGATTTGAAAAATATTTTAGGTGATAATAAAAAATAGTGGATCATGAGAGATTTAACAATGAAGGAACTGATTGCCAAGGAAACGAAAAGAAGGACTGTTTCTTTCTGGGGAGTGGATCATGAAATTCAACCAGCATTATGCGAAACAATATTAGGAGATGGATTACAATTGGTTTATGTGAAATCAATGGACAATCGTCCGAATTATTGGATTATCCGTATTGATAGCAAAACAGATGTTGAAGCGGATGACTTTGATATAGAGACACTCCTTGAACCTCTTGAAGAAGAGTTTGGCCGCGAACCGGTATACTATTGCTATAATGAAGAAGAATTTACTGAGGTTAAAAATGACATCAATCATCCTGGATACAACGAGGCGGTAAGGTATGATACTTTTGATGAATACGAAAAGGCTTATGACTTCCCATGCGTTTGGTGGCAAGGTGGGTTCTTTGGATCAATTAAAAATTTCGGAATTTAAAAAGTAGTGAACAATGGAAAATAAAACATTCTACATGGTGTTTGTTGAAGATTGCGGACACCCTACATACAAGCATGACAGTTTGGAATCTGCGGAAACAGAGGCTAAAAGGTTAGCCAGCCTTTTTAATAAAAAGGCATATATTCTGTGTACTATAAAATCAATAGAAGATAATAAATATACTATTGAAGATTGTAGACCTAATGATAGTGATTTACCATTTTAAAAAATAGCGAGAGATGAAAGATAAGATAATAATTAACTCTTTGGCAGACTATCGTATAACGATGGACGCTATACGCAACCACCTCTCTTTTTATTTTGATGATGATTGGGATAAATTCTTCGAAGACTTAAAACGATACGATATTCAGCTTTATATACGCTCTATGTTTGAAAGAATACGCCCTGAAAGTCAATTTAACACGCTTGCGATGGAAAGGCGCATGGCTATTGATAATGCACTGAGTTTGCTTCGGTCAATGATTAAGCATGATATTGATTTTCGCTTAATAGACTCGCATGGCATGAGAGAAGAGTTAGGGCGGTTGAGTACTATTTCTCCTCCACTTTACGATAAGATAATCACAAAACTAAGTGAGTCGATTTAGTTCACTTTCGGAGTAATAGTGAAACAAAAAACGAATGAATTATGAGAGAATATAAATTCAGGGGGAAGAGCATTGATATAGGCGAGTGGAAATTTGGAGATTTACTTCGCCTTGAGAAAAACTTCAAAAAGAGATTAGAAATTTTCCACTGGGGCGAAAAAGCTCCATTCTCTTCTGTTGTTATTCCCGAAACCATTGGACAATTCACAGGATTAACAGACAAGAGTGGCAAAGATATATATGATGGTGATATATTGGGTGCAGACGGAAAAGTAATAGGTTTTGTTGAGGGTGGGGTTCGAGGCTATTGCTATGATGTCGTTTATTCCAAGCCGTTAACTAATGGAGAAAGGCGATGGAGTCTATACGGTACAGTCGAAAATGATTATAAAGGGAGAATTGAAGTCATAGGAAACATACACGACAACCCTGAACTATCAAATCCATGAAAACACTAAGGCTAACGATTAAAAAGCAATGGTTCGGCATGATTCTGTCAGGAGAGAAGAAAGAAGAATATCGAGAAATAAAGCCATTCTTCATTTCACGACTGTGCGAACCTCTACCAATGTCTATTATTTCAGGAGGAAACTTACGTGATAATCACACTGGGCAAAACTTCAAATTCAAGCACTACGATGCAGTCGAGTTTATAAATGGCTATTCAAAAGATGCCCCACGAACTACATTCGAGTTCAAAGGCGTTCATGCTGGCAAAGGCAATCCCGCTTGGGGTGCGCCTGATTTTGATGTGTTTATTATAAAATTGGGCAATCGGTTATGACAAATGTAGCATTAGAACGGATAAAGCGTTTGGAGCAGGCTTTATACAAGTCAACACAATACCTTGAAGAACTCAACAAAGAGATTGGGAATAGAACTATTAAATTCAGAGTAGAGGAGAATAAGAAACTATTAAAGTGATGCCAAATGAAATTATCAGACAGATTGAATCTGACTACTTTGATTATGATGGCGATGAACTCACCCCCGAAGAAGAAGCTGAACAAAGAGAAATCGAGGAAGATTGGCAAAGGTATTGCGATTCGTTCTATGTATGAATTTCTCGGTCGGCTTATTGCTGCTTTAGGAGTACTCTTTTTGTTATACAGTTTGATGCACAGTCTTGATTTAACAATCATCGCTGTGTTTTTTATTTATGTAGGAGAGCAAATTATTAACAAACAAAATAAATAATATGTCAGAGAATAAAACGCATTGGCGAGTTCTTGTTAACCCCGATTTTTTGGGGGCATACAGTTTGAAGGAGGGCAAAGACCTTATTGTTGAGATTGTAGAAGTGAAAAGACAGATGGTAAAAGGCGACGGAGGTAAGCAAGAAGAATGTACTGTTGCTATATTGAAGAATCAGAAACCATTTATCTTAAACCGCACCAATCAGAAAACAATCCAAAAGATATACAACACTCCTTATATTGAGGATTGGACGGGTAAAAAAATCACGTTATATGCAACAACGACTAAGGTTGCTGGGGATACGGTCGAGTGTTTGCGAATAAGGCAGGCTGTTCCCAAACTTCCTGACCTAAAAATTGAAGATAATGCCAATTTTGATAAGATTGTGGCTGCGATAAAAGGCGGATATACGATTGAGCAAGTCAGGACAAAGTGGACTATTTCGCCTGAAACAGAAAAACAACTAATAACAGCAGCGAATGAAACAGTTTAAGATTAGATGTTCGGCAATCGGCAAAATAATGACTGACCCGAAAACAATGGCGGATAGAGCTGCTGGTGTATTATCTAAAACAGCTCAATCTTATTGCGACCAATGGATAAAGGAACAAATCTATAATAGGCAGCATGAATTTTACAGCAAATACACCGAAAAGGGCAATTTTGTTGAAGCCGAGTCAATAGAGGTCATAGCAGAGCGATTGGGTTTTCCGTTCTTGATTAAAAATACGGAGCAGTTCGAGAATGAATATTTTACAGGAGAGCCTGATGTGTTACCACCAAACTCAAATTTGGTTATAGATGCTAAGAACAGTTGGGATTGGAGCACATTCCCTTTGCTTGAAGAAGCCTTGCCTAATTCCGATTATCGGTGGCAAATGCAAGGGTATATGAGCTTAACGGAGCGTAGCCAAGCAATGATTTGCTATGTTCTTTCGGATACGCCTGAACATCTTATTAATATGGCGGCTTGGTCTTATGTAAGAAGTCTCGGAGCAGATGAAATGGATATTGACATTTATGATTCATTCGCAAAGAAAATGACATACCCTGATATACCCGCACGTCTTAAATTCAAGTCATTTGAGGTTGCACGAGACGAAGATGCAATATTGAGAATAGAACAACGGGTACTGCAATGCAGAGCCTATATTGATAACAAAATGAAACAAATAAAACAATGAAAATTTCTTTTGATGGAATAGTAAAGGCGATTCTCCCAATTCAAGAAGGAACGTCTAAGAGTGGGAATAGTTGGAAAAAGCAGGACGTTGTGATTGAGGACGATGAGAAGTATCCTAATTCTATTGTCGTTACGCTTATGGGCGATACAATCAATCCTAATTTGGTGGTTGGCAATAAAGTTAAGGCGCATCTTAACTTTAAGGCTAATGAATACAATGGGCGACACTATAATGGTGTGACGGCATGGAAGCTGGATGTTGAAGGCACAGGGCAATCTAATGCACAAGCAAGCAGCCAACCACAAGCGAATGTGCCACCTGTTGACGATTTACCCTTTTAGGACTAATTAAATAACAAGACAAAGGCGATGCAAACAATGTGTCGCCTTTTTTATTTCAAATAAATATGGATAAACGAATAAAGATAAACATCAATGGGAACGGCAACGATGAACGTTTCTTGGCTGAGGTGAAACGGGAAGAGGCAAAAAAGAAACTTGTCCGAGTTAAGATACCCAAAGGCTATGTAATGACAACCAATCCCGAGAAGTGGGAAGCGTATAGGTTTAACCCTCTTTTGTCGGGGATTTATTAACAAGAATAATGGCTAAAAGAAAGAAACAATCAGATGCAATACGAATCAACTGCGCTTACTGTAAGCATGGCGGGGAAGAGTATAAAAGTGGCTTCATGTATCCATGCGAATTTCTAACACATTATGTTGTTGGTGATTGGGGCAAATGCTTGGCTGAGCACAAAGGAGGCTATTTCATTTTAGATGAAAAGAAAGTACCAGCATGGACTGAAAGACAAGAGCGCAAGAGGAGAGAATTTTCAAATCAAGACAATAATAATAAAATTTAAATGAACATGAAAAGATACTTCCTTGTGTTTTATATGTTTTCTGGAAAAGATAGAGGGTGTTGGGGTAAAGGCATCTATCCTTTCATAACAAACGGTGGTTATTTGAACATGAAAAGAACAAACAAAATGATTTTGAGCGAAAACGATACATGGAAAGAAGTCTGTATTCAAAACATAATAGAGTTGTCAAAGAGTGATTATGAGGATTGGATTGAAGAATAAAAAGGTATAAATTCTTGCAAATCTTTCAAGTATTTGCAAGAATTGAGAATGAAATAATAATAGTGAGATGGAAAAAGATTTAAACAGACTGTCAAAAGAAGTTTTTGAAGCAAATAAAGCAAAAGGCTTCCATGATGAAGAAATAAGCAACGAAACCCTTTTGATGCTTGTTGTCACTGAACTATCGGAAGCTGTCGAGGCTGACCGTAAAGCTAAAAGGGCAAACTTTGATTCTTACGACAAAGAGCTGAATTACTACAATAATTGGAGTAAGGATTCTCCTGGGTACAAAGATGTCGAAATAAGGGCATTTTCCCTTTGTGTAAAAGACACAGTAGAGGACGAACTTGCTGATGCTGTTATACGCTTGTTGGATTTGGCAGGGCTAAACGGTGTTAAGATTATGCTTAATGATATTCGCATTGACGAGTTTAGTTCTTGTTTGAGCGAAGAATCTTTCCCCGAAATGATATTTCATGTGTGTCGTGAAGCAGTAAGATGTCCTGCAAATAGCATTGTGGAATTGGAAGATGTCATACCTCGTACTTTGGAGGGTGTTATAGCCATTTGTAAGCATTTGAGTATTGACCTATGGCAGCATGTTGATTTGAAAATAAAATACAACAAAACTCGCCCGAATAAGCACGGGAAGAAATATTAACCTATAAAAAGTAGCGTATGAAAACAGTTAGAGCAAAAATATTCGTAGAGCTGCATTGCCTTTGTCCTCATTGCGGAGTAGCAAATAACTTTTACGATTATGTAGCAAATCACTTGTGCTTGAATGTCTTTGATAATGTGGGAGAAATCTTTGAGCAGTCTTGTGTAGAGTGTAAGAAAACGTTTGAGTTTGAGATAGAGAATTAACGTAGAGGTATGAATAAAGACATGTCACATTGCGCTAACGATTTCTGTAAAACAAAAGATACATGCTTAAGATGGAAGGCTCATCTTGAACTACTACAGAGCAAGCCATTAGGAATGTATTACAGTTACATAAATCATAACGATGGCAAAAAGAATACAGGAGATGATAGTTGTGAATTTTATTTAACGATTTTAAAAAGTAGTGAGATATGAAAAATAGAAATGAAGTAAATCTAAACCCAAAGCCAATGTTTTATGCTTGCGCTTTGGAAGGCTTGAGAAAAATTGCAATAAAATGTGGTTATGCTCTTGCGATACATGGCACTTGTGCCTCAGATATGGACTTAATAGCCGTACGATGGACAGAAAACTATGAATCGCCCACTTACTTAGTAAAACGGCTTTATGAAGAGCTATCTAAATACTCTTTTAGTATAGATGACGAGAATGATCTGATTAGCATTGTGAAGCCTGAAGTAAGGTTTGGTCATATTCATTACACATTACCTATAATAAAAGATTGGTATGTGGATTTATGTGTGGTTCAATAACAATATTAAAAAATAGTGCTGTATGACAAAAATAGAACTAATTAATTTGACCCTTGATGAAATTAGGAGGTCGGCAATAATGGTAGACAGCGTGTATGCAGACGCTGTGCTTGCAAACAAAATAGAGCCAAACGAGATATTTGAACAATTATCTAATGATTGCGATAAGATTCTCAACGAACTAAGGCTGAAACTTCGTGAGGCATTAGAGGATGTTGCAAATTTTCAGAACGGCAAAGGTATGTTTAGTCCTGTTGATTGCGCTTTAACAGAAGTGCCTTACGACTTAATATACGAACGTAAGGATGAAGATTCGTATTAACAATAAAAAATAGAGAATTTATGGGATACGATTTGATGCCTAAAAACAAGGACGCTGGCGAACCCAGCGGAATGATTTTTACATGGCCTATAATATTAAACGAGACAGGAGCTGGCTATCTCTTTGGTTATGGACAAAATACCATTACTCCCGGCACCTATATATACAACGGTTCGCGCGGTCCGGGCTCGCCGGTCTCCAATGATGGGTTTAAGGTTACACCATCGGAGGCCAAAGCGATGGCAAAATTATTTAGAGGATATGTTTTTGTTAAAAGAGCCATAAGAGAGGAGTGGGATAAAAAAACGGAGGAGCAGCAAAAAAACATTTTGGCTTTTGACGAAAAAGCAACTCCTCCTAAAGAAGAGTTTATAAACAAAGTGGAAAGTCTGGCTGAATTTTGCGAGAAGTCAGGAGGCTTTAGGATTCAATAATAAAAAGTAGTGAGTAATGGATAAAGAAAAGCCGCGAGAAACGATAAGGAGAGTTGGCATCGTTAGTGTTGGTGCGGGTGTCGTTGGGCGTGCCTTCATTGAGGCTACAATAGTAGCAGCACGATTGAGGGAAGAACAAAGGGCATTTCCAGCAATAGAGATTGTCGAAATAAAAGATGAAAGGAATTTACAGGAGGAGTTGGCGAAGGTTGAGCTCGCTGCCCGACCTCCAATACTGTTGGAAGCCCCGCCAATCTTAGAGCATGATGTTCATGTAAGAGTAAAGGATAATCATCCTTTTTATTACGGTGTTCCTAAATCAAAACGCAAACGTCGATAGCTCACTATCGGAGTAATAGTGAAACAATAATAGCTTATGAAAAAGAAAGAAATAAAGATTCTGAAGGCTTTTACCCGATGCGGGTTAGATTTTAAGAAAGAGGATAAATTCATAGTGTCTGTATTGCAGATACAGCAAGGAGGGTGGATTGAGCGATACGGATGTGATGGGACAATGGACGGTGAGTTTTACCCTGTTGTTATTGTTGAGTTTGAGAACGGTAAGATTATACATTTTCGACTTGATGATGAAATATCAATAATAGGTAATGCGGAATAATCCGTTTTCAATGTTAAGATAACAATATAATAATCTAAAGATGGCACGAATACGAACAATAAAACCAGACTTTTGGGAGGATGAAAAAATAGCAACCCTACCAATTCCCTGCCGACTATTCTACATTGGAGTATGGGGGCTTGCTGACGATTGGGGTTTGTTTCGAGCCAATCCTGTAATTCTAAAAGCAAAACTATTCCCCTATGACGAAAATCTAAGACTATCTGAATTAAACAGATGGCTTGATGCCTTAACAAATGCCCGAATGATAATACCTATTAGCCACAACGGCGAAAGCTATTATGCAATTCGCACATTTAGAAGCCATCAAAAAATAGATAAACGGTACGGGAAGCCTTTAATTGATGAAGGGGTGCTAAATGTTTTGCTCAATGAGGACACGGCGGGTGCACAGTGTGTACCCGATGGGGACACGCCGCAGGAGAGTAGTGAGACTGTAAAGGATATAAGTAATAAGGGAAAGGACTGCAGCCTTGTCCTAGGTTACGAGAAATTCTCCTTTGATTTTGTAGAACAAGAGTATTCTGCCCCATTTGTTTTATGGCTTGAATATAAAAAAGATTGTAAGCAAAAATACAGTTCGCAGAAATCTTTAGAAGCGTGTTATCGACAGTTGAAAGAGAAATCAGGACATAACCCTACTATTGCCAAATCCATAGTTGAACAGTCGATGGCTAATAATTGGGCTGGTCTTTTTGAGTTAAAGCAATCGGTCAAATCAAAATCAAATTTTGCAAATCATGACAACGACAAACAATACAATGAATTTTGATGACATAATAAGCGAGATGAAACAACATGGCATGAAATTGCCGTCCAATAAAGTTGTGCTAAGAGTGCCAAATGCAAAAGAGGTTCTTTTCAATGCAATGACATACTTCGTGGGTCAAACAGGGCAAGAGTTGGTTTGGATTCCAGAATACGACCAAGTTGTTTCGTGGCTTGAAGGCAACGGTGGGAGAGGGCTGTTCCTGTACGGCACTTGCGGTCGTGGCAAATCCATTCTTTGCCGATATGTTTTGCCTGCGATATTACTAAAGTATTGCGGCAAGATTGTTTCTGTGTTTGACATTCAAGAATTGAACAGAAACATCGACCACGTATTAACTAAGCACATTCTTAGCCTTGATGATATAGGAACAGAAGAGGTAAGCATAAAGTATGGCGAGCGAAGGCTTGCTTTTGCCGAAGTCATGGATGCAGCAGAGAAAAGTGGCAAGTTGGTTATTGTTTCAACAAACCTTGATGCAGGCGAAATAAAGGAGCGATATGGAGACCGAGTATTGGATAGGATTAGAGCAACTACAACTAGAGTTCTATTCAAAGGCGATAGTTTTAGAAAGTGATAATTAATAGGAAGCCTCCCAGACCCCAAAGAAGCTGCAACTTCTAAGGGGTCGCAGACACGAAATCCACACTTTCGCATCAGCCGGAAGGCTATCTCTAAATGTTTTTAACGAAACAAACGATGCAAAAGTATTAAAAATGAGGAAAACAGAAAAGCCTAAAAGAAAAAGTACAATCATTCGTGAAAATTTAGTACACACATTACATAAGGAGCTAAAAGAGAAATACGGAAATAAGACGTTTAATAATTTATCCAAAACCTTTATCTATGAAGAAATATCAAGTCGTACAGGGCTTAGTGAAAGGACTATATCTAATATAATAAATCATACAACACCGAGCAAATAATATGCTCCTCTAATTCAGCAATTCTTTCTGTTTTACAGGAAAGTTTAATTCTTTAATCCATCACCATTTAGGGAATTTTGTATTAATCGGAATAATCCGAGAAATTACAAAATCTTTTAACTATGGAAGGAAAAACTATCGTTTTCGATGGTGGTGGTAGTGATAATAGCACTACTAATGCTTTGTTGGCTCAAATAGCTGGTAAAAGCGGAATTGACCCGAGTATGCTTGCTATGATGGGGCAGAATGGTGGTGGCTTTGGCGGACAGAATGGTATGTTCATGATGCTTTTTTTGTTGCTGCTCTTGGGTCGAAATGGATTGAATGGTCTTGGCGGAGGTGGAGAGCTTAACACTGTTGCAAACAATGAGTTGTTAATGAATGCTATTAACGGCAACAGAGATGCTGTACGTGACTTGGCAGGCTTGACTAACACATCTATTACTGCTGTAAATGGTGCTTTGGCTGGACTTAATACTCAATTGGCAACGCTTGGCGGAACTATTGGGATGAGTACTCAACAAGTGATTAATGCTATTCAAATGGGTAATAGTACAGTGGCATCACAGCTTGCTGCATGCTGCTGCGATATTAAAACTACTGTAAACGAGCAAGGATTCCAAAATCGCTTTGCAGAGCTGCAGCAAACTAATCAATTGACTGCTACAATGAATGCGAACCACTCTGCAACAATGGAGAGGTTTACTAATTTGGAACTTAATGCATTACGTGACAAGAACGATGCTTTACGTGAGCGCAACACTCAATTGGTTGGGGAGATTAGCCAGCGCAATCAAAATGAGTTCATCTATGCTCAAACAAGAGGTATTTATGATCGTTTAGGGGCGATTGAGTGCAGGCAGCTTCCAACATACCCACAGCAATATGTGCCAGGCTTCCCTGTAACGCAATTTGCTGCACCGATTGCTCCTTTTGGCGGCGGTGGTAATTGTGGCAATCCTTGCGGTGGACATTTCTAATAAAAGGAGGTAGTTATGTTTAACATATTTCCTTTTAATCAACCAAGAAGATGTCCGCATCATAACGCCATAAATCACGGGTCGACACCGATTGAGGAGGTAATACGAGTGACGGAAGAAGCGGAACGTGTTGTGTTCAGAGTTCCAAACAATGACATAAGATGTCTTCCAGGACAACGTGGGACATTTGTGCTGTGTTGCAAGGACTTCCCTGTAATAAACAACACCGATTTGCCTGTGTTTATCAATGATGGATGCCATACAAAGCCGCTTTACTACTGCGCTGATGTGCAAATGACTGCTGGAGAGTTCGCAAACGGGCATTATTACTGGTTCTTCTACGACAAGTGTGATGATGTGATTATATTGATGAATGCCGGGGCAACACCTGCCCCATAAGGTTACTAAACAATCATAGGGAGGTGGGCTAGTCTATCTCCCTATATTAAAAACAAAAGATATGTTTAAAGATTTAAGAGCCGGCTTGCCTTTTTTTGTTTTTGACAAGAGGGGAGAGCCTAAGTTTTATATAGGAGCAGTTGAATCTGTAAGTCAACCAAGATTAAAGCAGCAAGCAAATTTCAATCCTCAATATGCTCAAGAGTATGTAGTTGATGTTAGTGCGAAAATTGGCGATTCGTCTACAAATTTCAGTGGGCTTCCTGCTCATAGCATTGTTTCTGATGGGTCGCAAAATGGCAATCCAAATGTCATTGTTTCCACAAGCCGAGAATCAATCATTTCTGAAATAGAGTCGACACTTGCAAGTAGTAAATCAGTAATTAATAGCGTTCCAAGACATGAAAATTTAATTGCTGGATGCGAAAAGATACTTGAGGAAGCAAGCCCGACATTTGCTAAGGATAAGCAGCAAGAGGAGAACATAAAGGGCTTGGAGGAAAAAATAACCGACTTACAAACACAAGTACAAACATTGGTTGCTACGTTGAACAAGCAAGCAAACAACAACAACAAATCAGATAAATCATGAAAAGAATAATACTAAGAAAAGGAAAGAGAGTTATAGTATTTGAAGGTGAACATGACGAACATGACAAAGAACATCATAAAAAAGATGGGGATGATGTTATTGAGAAAACGTCTGGTTCTGCAGCAACGCCTTTCTCTGCGAGGTAATAAATAAAAGAGTGGCAAATTCTAATCTGTCACTCTTTTTCATAGCTTGTCTGTTATTAAAAGATATCATGCTCGAAACTTTTTAACTAACCAAATAATAACTACCACAAGGACGATAGCCGATACAGTTATAATCATGTCCTGCCATTTCTCCCAGAACGTCTTTTGGTAGATAGTTTCCGACTGTTCTTTTATATCCTTTTTGACCTGTGTAGTGTCGGTGCGCTGAATGTTCGCTTCTGACTTGATGCTGGTACTCGTTTCATGTTCTTTCTTTCCTGTACCCTTTAGCGTGTGTTGCTCTGTTATGTGCTGTGTGCCTGTCGAATCAGGAGCAGAATATTTGATAAGGGTATATTCAAATTCTATTTCAAGATGCGATATTATACGCTGAAAGAGGCTGTCAGTTGTCGCTACGGAGATATGTGATGTGCTAAGGCTATCTATATTTACAGTTCTATCGGTTGTGATACTTTTAGGCGATTTGCAACCAACAAAACAGACTATTAATAATATGAGAAATAGTTTAGTCTTCATAGCGTATGTCATTAAGTCGGTTCATCCATCCACGTTGGAATTTTCTATTTGCCGGGCGTTTATGACATATATTCTCAATGAAGTTTACCCGTGCCGCTTTGATTGCGTCGAATATCTCTTTCGGTTCACGTGCGTTTAATGCTGCTAAGGTTTTATTACCGACAACACCATCGACAGTTACACCAAGTATCATTTGAGGAATCTTTATGCCATGAGCACCGGAAAGCCACACCCAATCAACAAGAATATTCGCTACCGATTGGCTTTTTATATCGTCCGCTTTCCATCTATCCCAGTAGTGAGGTTTCAATACTCGGTTTACTACATCATCCTTTGTGAGTAACTTCAAATCATCCACATCGATGTTGCCATCGCCATTTTTGTCATATCCTACCTGCTTCCATGTGCCGATAGTCACACCCATGTTTGTCGCACCCCCTAAATCTTGCGGGTCGTTAACAAAACCGCCTTCCCACTTTAATATGAATGGTACTATCTTACTTACATCTGCCATCTTTATCCTCCTTTTCTTCTTTCTTTTCGTTCAATAATATATCTCCCAGCTTTACGTCAAAGTGACGTTCTGCTTTATTAACCATTATTCGCTGAAATGCCATTGCCACTTTGTTGTCATTTTCGCTACTCCAATTCTCAACAATAGACCAAGCCTGATAGCCGAGAAATAAACCCATAACAAAGCGTACAGCCGTATCGCCGTCCTTTATAACTAATACATCAACATAGTTCGCAAGGAGTATCAGCGTAAGGGAAATAATCATTGTGTAGAATATCCGATATTTATATGCGCTCTTAAACTTGCCGTCGGCTTTTTCTGGGTACTTCTTATGTACACGACGACCAAGACAATAAGCAGCAAAAATATCCAACAACACAGCAATCATGCATGGCATAAAAAACGGAACGGTCGCTTCAAAAGCGGCAAGCAACCCACTCATTATACTTGCTGAGTATTGCCACATCTTCTCCGTAATAGTTCTCCCTATCGCTCGCATCATATCATTATCTTATATCATTACCTTTAAAAGTGATGCCACAAAAGCAGCCAATAACCCTGCTATTTCAACCCAGAATATAGGCTTGCCATACTTGTATATTATTAAGGAAGCAGCAAAGAAACATATCAGCGATAGCCCCAAATAACCCCAAATAACTACTAATATCACTGCAGCGATAAGGCAAACGGCAGCACCGCCGTAATGCACTTTATCGGTTAGCTTCTCTTTGAACTGCGCAGCAGCACCAACAAACATAAGACCGGCCGGCGCGAAGAAAGAGAGAAACTGATAGTCTTTACCCTCTGTCATGTTAAGCCATGCTATCATCAAAGGGAAAGCAGTTAAATACGCCCACAAGGGAAATAGTACCGCTTTTTTCTTATTCTCGTGCTTTAATAGGTAATATGTCTCCGATATGGAGTGCGGTACTCCGAATTTCTTAATAGTATAAGCAAGGTAAACGATTGTTACCATGATTGAAATGAGGGTTAAAATTGTATTCATTCTTTATTAGTTTATTATTGTTTGTTTCACTATTTATACCAAAGCGAGCTATACACTATACTGCTCTTCCGAGCATGGTTTGATATTGTTGGACTATATTGTTTAAAATCAATCGTTCGTCATCTGTCAGGCTCGTTCCAACACTACAAAATGAATATTGATCGTTATTTACACCATGTGCTGATCCCGCTCGAGAATTCATCACAAGGGAGGCATTCTCAATACGACGATATGAAGTAAAAGAGGTTGCAGCTAGCTGTGTGCCGTTGATATATATATAACCAAGAGTATTACTATTTAAGCCTACAAGGAAAAAGCCTGTGCGTTCTGAATTAAACCTCTTGCATGAATCGCCTACGCCGCCAAACCTAAAGGTCATCTGGCTGCTGAATATGCCCAACTCCATAGCTAATGTTGACTGTGGTGCTCCTGCTCCAAAGCTGTACACATTGCCAGCTCCAATGCTAGCTGATATGTAATATGAAAGATGAAATAAACTTTGGCTAGGGAGTGAAGCTCCACTAAGCATAAGATTACCTGTCGATGTATTAGGAGTAACACCTGTTGAGTTGTGAGTCATATCTTGCGGTGAAGATTGCCACACTATATTGTGCTGAGATAAGTTTCTCAGATTCCATGCATGCAACGCCGCCGTACCGCCAACAAAAGGGTACACTGCTACCATCTTATTCCAAAGGTTCGCTTTCTTCAGTTCAACACACAGATAGTTTACAGCTTTCTGATGTGTTGCATTGGTAATACCTTTAGCGATAAAAGCAGCAGCGTCAACATCTATTTTGTTATTATATGTCATTCTTCTACGTGAGTTTAACATAGCACACCTCCTTTCGCGGATGCGCTAAAATGTTGATTACAAGAGGGTTTTGCCCCCCCCCCCCCC